GCTTGCTCAATCCTGAGCAATCCGCAAGATTCCTCGATTACATGTTCGATGCAACAGTAATCGGTAAAGTAGCACGTACAGTTCGAATGAGAGCTGACACTACAGAGATTGATCGTATTGGCGTTGGCACAAAGCTTATGAAGCTTGCAGCTGAAGCAGATAACCTAAACAGCGGAAATGCAGCTGTACAGTTCTCAAAGATTTCTCTCACAACAAAAAAGCTTCGTCTAGATTGGGAGCTTTCAACTGAGTCTCTAGAAGACAACATTGAAGGTGCAGATCTAGAAGATCACATTGCAAGACTTATGGCAACACAGGCTGGTAACGACCTTGAGGACGTAGTTCTTAACGGTAACACAGCTGACACAGGAGACTTGCTATACAAGTCATTTGATGGTGTTGTTAAGATTGCAAAGGCAAATGGCCACGTAGTAGCTGGAGCGGGTGCAGCAATATCTCGTGACATCTTCAACAAGGCTCTTAAGGCAATGCCACGTAAGTACAAGCAGCGTCGTACAGACCTACGCTTCCTTTCAGGCTCAAACCTTATACAAGATTACTTGTATTCAACATCAAGAGACATCCAGAACATTAACCCACAAGATATTGCTTCAAGCATTATCCGTGGAGACCAGCCAGGCCTAGGTGGCCCAGCAGGTTTCGTAGCTCCATTCGCATTTGGTATTCCAATTGTTGAAGTTCCGCTACTTAAGGAAACTCAGACTGGTTCATATGCAACTCCAACAGGAGATCACGGAGACGTTCACTTGACATTCCCTAATAACGTAGTTATTGGTATCAAGCGCGACGTAACTGTTTACCGATTCTTCTGGCCAAAGAAGGACTCAATCGAATATACAATGTATACTCGTGTTGGAACCCAAATTGAGCAGGCAGACGCATGGGTTGTCGTTAAAGACGTTAAGGTTGCTTCTTAATTTAAGAAATAACTTGCTGGAAAGGCCCCCAATTAATTTTGGGGGCTTTTCATTTTAATTTTATAGTGCTATAATTTATATACATACCAAAGGAGTATATATATGTCATTTGACACACTTAAGGTCAAAGATCTAAAGGCATTAGCAGCGGACTTCGCAGTTGATGTTGATGGACTAAAAAATAAAGCAGATGTTATTGCAGCCCTAACAGAAGAAGGAGTAACTTGGTCAGTTTACCAAGGTACACTTAAAAACATAGAGAACGCAAAAGAAGATTCAGATGAAATTCTTCCTCGCCTAGATCCAAATCAAAAGCTTGATGAAGATATGATCCTTGTAAAAATGGATCGCCCAAATGCTAGATATGATGCTTTAGGATTTACATTCACTAGAGATCATCCATTCGTAGCAATGAAGCCAGATGTGGCTCAAGAAATTTTTGATAAGGAGGAAGGGTTTAGATTGGCTACACCTAGAGAAGTACAGGAGTACTACAACTAAGCCTAACACATGGCAGAGATATACATAGATACAAACGCTCCAATTAAGACAAGAATTTCTTGGAGAGGCGAGGTACTAGATAACTCAAACCCAGTTGTTGTTGTTGTATATGACATAACTGAGGATGATACCGTTGTTCCAGCAATTAGCCCCACTCAACAGGTTGGTATATTTACTGCAGTTCCAGAAGAGTCTAACCCTGGGACTTATGCTCTATATCTTCCGCTACCACTAACTAATAGGTTAAAAAAACTTAAGCTTGTGTGGCAGTTTACAATAGAAGGTGTTTCTCAGTACTTGACAACGTATTGTGATATTGTTAAGCCTTATGTAAACCTAGCGGAAGTTATAGAAGACTTAGGCTTAGGAGCAGAAGCTTCAGACCCTAACTTTAAAAGCTATCATGAATTAAGAATGGCAGAAAAGTATGCAAGAAAAATGATTGAAAATTATACTGGTCAAAAATTCTATTTATTCCATGACACAATTACAATAATGGGAAGCGACTCAGACACTCTTTCTTTTACTAGCAAAATACATGAGCTGCATTCTCTTAGCCAAAATGATCAAATTCTAGTAGATAATCTTAATAATATTAATTATCTAGGTTATGAAATAAAAACTACAACAAGTGGATTTGGAATCAGAATAAACCAAGAAAGTCTTTTAGATAGAGATGTCTATGTTGCAAATGGAATGGTTCCTCCTTCAATTCATGACTTAAGCCCAGATATTTTTAGAAGAGGAAAGTACTACGATGTTCATGCAGTATTTGGTTGGGAATATATTCCAGATGAGGTTGAGCAGGCAGCTATAGAGATTATGCGTACGTATTTTGCCAAGGATAGACTATGGCGAGATAGGTATGTTAGTAAAATATCAACAACAGATTGGGATTTTGAGTACTCATCTGATGCATTTACTGGTACTGGCTCAGCGTATGCAGATAAGCTGCTTGAAGATTATGTTGTAACTCAAATGGTAATTGTGTAATGTTTGAGATAGTTGATGGCTTAATGTCTATGAAGATGGATATCTATAGGCAGCAAGAGCAGCAGGATAAAGATACTGGTGCCATCATTAGAAAGTTTTACTATATTAAAACATTAGATTGTTATGCTAGAGGAGTAATTACTGAAAGTCGAAACAGATCTAATGATAATCAAAAATTTGGAAACAAGTATTCAAACAACCAGTACATAGAAGCTAGAACATCTGAAAGATTAACCCCAAGAGATAAGATTAAAAACATAAGAGACGCAGACGGAAATGCTATCTGGTACGAATTAAATTATCCAAGCGACACTCCCACTGTTTTTGATGTTGTAGGAACTACACCGATATCAGATCCTTTTGGTAATGTTGTTGGTTATAACTCATCATTACAAAGAGCGGAGAACCAGCAAATTGACATCTGAAATTTTAGCCATTAAAGCAGCAAGCGGATTGGTAAATCTTATGGCCAATAAGCCTGTCAGTGGTGCACTAAGAGACAGCACAGTAGCACAGATATCTGCAGCACTATTCTATAAAACAAATGTAATGGCAAAGCTAGCATCAAATGCTCAATTTCAATCAGCATTTAGAAATGTAATCTTTGATCAATTGCAAGTTGATTTTGGCGATTATATTGATGCAAAAGCAAGAACTTCCCCAAAATCTTTTCACCACGTTTATGAGTGGGACAGGGTTGGCCAAGACGAGGCAAGACTATTTAAGTTAAAACAACTTCCAGCAGATGGATTATCTTTAAAAGTTAATTATGAATTGACCGATTCCAAATCCTTTGTACCTTCTGAAAATTCTAAAAATAAACATGTCTTTGTAAAAAAAGCTGAAATAATGGAGCAGGGAAAGACCGTAGTTATTGCTCCAAGATTTTCAGAAAGGCTTGTGTTTGATATAGATGGATACACCGTGTTCATGCCAAAGGGGCAATCAGTTACTGTTAAAAAACCAGGCGGAGCGGCAACCAAAAATGCATTCTTTTCACAATATAGATACTTCTTTACTGGCAACCTAGTTAATCTGTCTATAAAAAAATCGGGATTCCAAAGACTATTTAATTCATCATTGTCTAGAGCATTAGGAGTTCCAGCACAAGTTAAAACAGTTAAATATAGCTTCTCGCCAAATCAGCTGGCAAATGAAGCAGAGGCTGCTACATCAGCAGCATTTGCGAGGTTCGTAAATGGCTAATTATAAATTAGATTCAATGTTTGAAATAAGAAAGTTCTTATGGAACAGACTTACATGGCTGGGCATATTTGATGAGAATGATTACTATTCAGATAACCTAGGAGAGGCACTTGTGCCAATAGTCCCAGTTCAGCAACAGCCAGAAATGAATCAATTCTTGAGCGGCAAGAAGCATATAGTCTATGATAAAGTAGGCATGTCCTATGAGAATAACTGGATGATATGTTGCGAGCAAATCCTATTAACCCTATATTCACCAGAGATCCTGGATATTGTTGAAATAAGAAACTTCCTAACTGATGAATTTAGAAGAATGGATGAGTCTGCCAGAGATGTTAATAAATGGGCGGGATTATCAGATAAATTCAAGTTCCATAGTATTCAAGTAGCAGATATATCATCTACAGCCCCATCAGAAGAAATCCAAGGATTCTATGCAGCAGATGTAGTATTAGAGATAAAGTACTCAAGAATACTAGATGGCAAAGGCAGATTTGCCTAGTTTGCCTTTTATAAGGTAGTAGAGTAAAATTAGAACAGAGGAAAGGGCCTAGCCAGCCAAAATATATATATTAATTTCATATGAAATCAGGAGGCAATACAATTATGGCATATCAAAATACAGGTGACGCAAGAAACATTCTTGTTGGTGCATCACCGCTATTCTTGTCAGTAGAAGATTCAACAGTATCTGGTTACGATTCAAGCATGGATGCAGGCGAAGCAAACGCTTTTGTTGCATCAAAGAACCGTTTTGTACCAGCATTCTCATCAGGAGAGTCTTACACTACAACACTAAATAAAGTTTTAACAACAACAGGTGCTACTCAAACAGCAACACCTTCAGAATCAACACCAGCAATCGGTGGAGCTTACCGCAACGTAGGTTACACAAATAACGGTCTTCAGATCAGCTACCAGCCAACATTTGACTCAGTAACTGTTGACCAGTTGCTAGATACAGCTAAGCTGTTCAAGTCTGCGATGATGGTTCAAATCTCAACAGAAATGGCAGAAGGTACTCTAGAGAACGTTCTTGCAGTATTTGGTCAAAAGGGATCAACACTTACATCAACAGGAACTGGTTCAACAGCAGTTGACACACTAGGTTTGGAAGCAGGTGCACTAGGTGCAGCTCCAACAGAGCGTCAGCTAATTGCAGTTGGACAGGCTCCAACTTCAGAAGCATCAGCAACTGAGCGTGTATATTATGCACGTCGCGTTTTGTCTGTTGAACAGTCACAGTTCTCTTTGGCTCGTACAGCAGCAACAACATTCCCAGTAACATTCCGTCTTCTACCATCAGGTGACTCAGCTCACGCTGGTTCAGAATACGGTAAGATTATTGACCGCGTTCTATCAATTTAATTATATTAATAATTAATATCAAAGCCCCCAAGAAATTGGGGGCTTTGCTCTTGTATCCGTATAATGGTTATGCTATAATAATTTAGACGATCCTTAAGGAGGATAAATTGGCAACAACAGTATATGATGTAGAAGAGATTGAACTACAAAGCGGAGCTAAAGTAAAGCTCAAGCCATTATCAATCAAGCAGCTACGAAAGTTTATGGAAGTAATTAAGAAAGTTCAAGATGCAGAAGACGAGACAGCAACCCTTGGAATTTTAGTTGAAGCATGCGGAGTAGCATTAGAAACACAGCTTCCAGATCTAGTTGCAGACCTTGACAAGCTAGAAGATGCATTAGATGTTCCAACAATTAATAGAATCCTTGAAGTTTGCGGAGGAATTAAGATGGACGACCCAAACCTAATAGCGGCAGCGGTACTGGCTGGTCAGAACTAGATTTAGCCGCTTTAGAAGGCCAAGTTTTTCTTCTGGGTCACTGGAAGAATTATGAGGAACTAGAAGAAAATTTATCAATGCCAGAATTGGTTCAAACCATAACAGCGATGAATGAGAAAGAGCATAACCAAAGAAAGTTTGCAGCGTCACTAAAAGGAATACAGTTAGATGATGGTGTAGAAGAAAAAGAAAAAGGTTCTACCTTTGAAGATATCCAAAGAAGAGCACTTGGAATAAATGCATCAGCAGATGATGTTGTTGCTTTGCAAGGGCCCTTTGCAGCGAAAGCTGGATTTGGAATTGGCGCAGGGTTAGGATACTCTAGGAGTAATTAGTGGCTGACGAACAAATTGTAACCAGTATAGTCGCCAAAGCCGACTTATCTAGCCTTGTGTCTGAAGTACACAGGGCTAGTTCTAGTCTCCAACAATTACAAAGAGAACTTCTTGCATCTAATAGAGCCATATCTGCTTCAACAAAATTAGCAAATAACTTATTTAGAGATACACTAACTGGAAGCGGACAGTTTTCTAGTCACTTTGTAAACCTTAATTCAGATGTAGATAAGTTTGGTAAAAACCTAGACTCTGGTAGATTAAAGCTTAAGAATTACTTCCAGACATTTAGAGAACACGCTACAACTCAAAAGGGAATGATAAGGGAGCTTGCCAAAGAGCAGGTAATGCTTCAAAACTCAGTGCTCCAGCCTTTAGGTAGAAATGCTCAAGGATTAATGCAGTACAACGTTATGATCCCAAGAGGATTAGACGCTGTAAAAAATAGTGCACAGCTAGCTCGCATGGAACTTCAGATAATGAATCGTGCACTATCTGAAGGAGCAGGATCTTTAATTAACTGGGGTAAAAATACCCAGTGGGCAGGTCGTCAGCTGACAGTTGGACTTACAGTTCCATTAACAATGTTTGGTGCTGCAGCAGGAAAAGCATTTAGAGAAGCAGACCAAGAGCTTGTAAGACTTACAAAGGTTTACGGTGGGCTAGCTGCAACATCTGCAACGGATTTAAAAGCAATTAGAGAAGAAGTTATACAGACAGCAAAATCTTTATCTCAAACAATGGGAGCTTCTTTTAAAGATACAATTGCACTAGGTGCTGATATTGCGGCAACTGGAAAGATGGGCAACGATCTTTTAGGCTCTATAGAAGAAACCACTAGACTTGCAATCCTTGGAGAAGTAGATAGACAAGATGCAATGAAAGCTACTCTTTCAATTCAAACAGCTTTTAAGCAAAATACACAACAGCTTACAGAATCAATTAACTTTCTTAACGCAGTTGAAAACCAAACTTCTACAACACTTAACGATTTAGTAGAAGCAATTCCAAAAGCTGGTCCAGTTATACAGCAACTCGGAGGCAGCATCGAAGACTTAGCTCTTTATATGACTGCAATGAGAGAAGGTGGAATTAACGCATCTGAAGGTGCAAACGCATTAAAGTCAGGTTTAGCTTCTCTTATTAATCCAACAAAACAAACAGTCGGTATAATGTCAGATTTTGGCATAGATGTAATGGGGCTGGTTGCAAAAAATACTGGTGATACAACTGGAATGTTGCTAGATTTGCAAAAAGCTTTAAATACCCTAGACCCATTGAGTAAAGCTAGAGCACTTGAGCAAATGTTTGGTAAGTTCCAGTTTGCAAGAATGAGCGCACTTCTAAACAACCTTGGAAAAGAAGGAAGCCAGACGCTTCAGGTTATGGATTTAATGAAGGCAAGCACTTCGGATTTGGCGGGAATTGCAGAGCGAGAATTAGGAATGATTACAGAGTCTGCATCTGGTAAGTATAGAAGAGCTATGGAGTCTTTAAAAGCACAGCTTGCAGATGTAGGAGATGAGTTTCTTGGGGTTGCAACTAAGCTTATAAATGCTGCGTCAAAGATTTTAGAATTCTTCACTAATTTGCCATCACCGATTAAAAAAGCTCTTACTTTTATGGCAGGATTTACAGCATTAGTTGGCCCACTAATTATGTTAACTGGTGTACTTGCCAACTTCTTTGGTTATATAACAAAGGGAATAGTCCAGCTCAGATCTTTCTTTATGAAAGCAAATGGATGGAAGATGCTTACTCCAGAAATTATTGCTGCTCAAAAAGCAGCAGAAATGGTTGAGAATGCATTTTATTCAGATGCAGCTGCAGCTCAAGTTCTTCACAATGCATTGCAAAAACTTGTTTTAGATTATCAAAACCTTCAAGCAGCATCAATGAAGAGTGCAGTTCCAGTAAACGCAGGAGTCTCTACTGTTGCTGGAAATACAATTGTTGCTCCTGCTCATGGAAGAAGAGTTGTAGATCCTGATGATCCATATGTTGGAGATCCTAATACTAGAGCAATGTCTCACATTAGACCAAGGGATCTTAATAATCCAGCTACTCTGTTTGGTGGTGTTCCAGGAGCTATACCAGTAAATAGGGGAATATCTAGAACTCCTCAAATTTATATGCATGACAGACTTCCAAATGTTGAAGGCCTAACAAGTGTAAAGGGAATATCTACAGGAATTGTTGCACCAGAGGCTGCTAAATTCCATGCATTGATGGCAACTCTAGGAATGCAAACAGAGCAGGAGGTTGCAAATCTAAAGAAAACAATTGCAATGGGTGGAACGGTAAGCAGAGAACTATTAGATACATTCGATGATATTCTTCCAATAACTCAAAGATTTGCAGATAGCGCAGCAACTCAATCTGCATTAATTGTTCAACAAATGAGAAATGCAGAAATTACTGTTGATCAAGCAAAGGCAAGAATACTTGCACTTAATGCACAGATAGAAGCAGATATGGGATCAGCAGTAAGTATGTATGCTGCTGGACGAGGAAGAACAATTGATTTAACAAGAGCTCCAATGATGGATCAACCAGTTGTTGATGCGAATGGACAGTTTACACTCAGAGACTTGTATAAGAAAAAAACAAATGCTTCCGTCATGGAAGAGTTTGGAAGACTCCGTGGTGTAAGAACATTTGGTGCACCATACAGTATTCAAACAACAAGAATGCCTAAGTTTAATATAGGTGGAGACATTGAATCATTTGGTCCAAACAAAACAGTTGTTTCAGGACCATCTTCAGTAGACTATGATGATAGATTGGGAAGTGTTCCACTAGGTGGATATGTTTTGAACCAGCAAGCTGCAATGGATCCAGCAAATGCCCCATTAGTTGCAATGGCTCCAAGCACATATTTAAATGACGGTGGAAATATTACAGCAGCTCTTACTCCACGGGAAGTAGTTTTTGGTCCTCAAATTCAAAGAATGCCTGAGCTATATGCAGCAGTAGATGCAGCAAATAGTGGATATAGTTTTGGCGGGCAGATCATGCGTGGCATTAATTCGTACGGTAAAAAAATGTCTAAGTCTGCTAAGGCTAGAATGAAAGAAGAAAACTTTAAAAGACAGTATAGAGAGTATTTAAAGTTTATTAATAACCCAAGATACGAAGATGATATAAGAGTAAGAATGATCATGCTTGACGCAGCTGAATTATCTTATCACAATAATTTACCAATTGATAAAGCTATAAATATTGCAACAAGCAATTTTGATAAAGCTAAAGCTCAAGCTGGTGGAAGCGATGACAATTTTGTAAAAATAAGAATTAAGCAGGTCCAGGGACTAGAAAGAGATGGCATGGTCCCACGTGTTAAAGATGCAACTGGTATTAAAAATGCAGATGGAGAAACTGTATACCCAAGAAGCAATAGCAAAGCTTTAAATTGGAAATTAAATGACGTTAGAGAAGCAATGCTAGCAAATAAAAAATTTGCTGGAGTGCATGATCTTATAGCAGCAATTGCTCCAACAACATTTTTAAATGCATCTGATAAGTCTCCATCTATTCAAGGATTGCACGATAAAGCACATTTTAGACGCAAAGATCTAGTTGGATATACAACTAGTGGTTATATGGGGGTTGGTGCTGTATTACCTGCTGGAATAAATAATGTAATGAGCACCCTTGAAACTATAGGTTTATCAAGAGATGTTTTAAATTTAAGTTCAGAAGATGCAAAAGCAAACCTTGCTGCAGCATTAAAGAAAACAGGCCTAGACAAGTTTGCAAGCGTAGATGATATATTTGCAGCATTGCAAGATGATGGCAAAATTAAAAGCAAGGCTGACTGGGAATCTGGCAGAGTAGTAAGAGCAAATAAAGATCAAAAAAATTCTTTACGTATGCTTTTAGAAGCAGCAGCAAAAAGATCAAAGTGGATACTTGCTGGAAGACCTCCAAGACCAATGCTTGTATCGGGAGCATGGAATGCTGGCGGAATGATTCCAGGCGGACATATTTCTAGAGGTAGATCAAATTATGGAAATATTGCTCCCGCACTAAAGTTACTTGCACCAGATAAGCAATTAAAGATTTTAGCAAAAGCAAGGGAATTGAGTTCGAAAGATGCTCTAGGAAAGTTTGCTGATACACCAGTAACTGAATATGGACATCAGATTTCTGCAAGCACAGGAATGAGTTATCCTGTACCTGGCGTATCTGGATTGTATAAGGTTGGTAATAAAAAGGTTTTTGTTAAAGGCGTTCCTCATGAAGTAGTTGCAACCCATGAGCCAATAGGCACTCAAATTGCAAGAGATCTTTTTGGAATAGAATCTCCAGTTCAAAGAGCTAGAACGGTTGCTAACCCATTAGATCCAAGAAAAAAAAGCAAACTGCTCGCACTAGAATCAGACTATGATCCACGCTTTGCTAACACCAATGTGCCATGGGATGAAGATACAGTGCTTAGGCAGCTTGCCAACTCTCTTCTTTTAAACAATAAAGATTTATCTAGATCAAACGTATATGGTAATTTTAATCCAGATGTCGGACAATCTGGAGTATTCCCTAGAGCATCTGGTAACACTCGTCTTGCAGAAGCTGCTGAAATGAACTCTATGGAAAAGCAGGCAATGATCAATCTGCTTGCCGTTAAGGGTGGAGCAAGAAAAGATTTTGCACGTGACACTGCCCCAATAATTTCTAAAATGAGCCCAAAAAAATACGGCAAAAAAATGAAGAAAATATTAGAAGATGCCCGTCCACAATTAGTAAAAATAATAAATGGTTTACCTGTAGATCTTAGACCACCTTATGAAGCAATGCTCAAAAGATTGGATGATGGTATTGAGGTTGATTGGAGTAAATATCATGCCGTGCATGCTAATCCAAAATATCTTAATGCTGGAGGACCAGTTGGTGGCGGTCCAATCAGACGAGGAAGATATGCTTACGGTCCTAAAAAAGATGGATCACGCAGACCAGGAAACCCTGCTGCAAGAGCTAACTGGGAAGCAGAACAACGTGCACAAAGAGAAAGAGATGCAGCGGCAGCAAGATCTAGAGCAGCATCTCATCAGATAGGTGGACAGCAGGCTTTAACAAGCGGCTTAGGTAGAGAAGCGGTAAGAACAGGAACAACAAGCTTCTATAACCCTGGACAAGTAATGGTTAACAACATGCTTGACCCATTTAAAAATTCAGCAGCAATGAAAGCTCAATATTTATCAGCAGCTTTTAGATCTATGGGAAATTCAATTAAGGTAGACTCTATGCAGCTAGCAAAAGCTATAGATATAAATGCAAGAGTTATTACTCAGTCTATAAAGAATACTGCTACAAATATGAGCAGTGCTGTAAGATCAGCTGCTACATCAACATTAAATTTTGCCAAAAGAGCGCAAAACGCAATCATAAGAGAACAAAATGCTTATGCTGCAGCTAGATATCCTGCTGGACAAGCACCATCGCAGGGACTATTCGGACCAGGATTTGTTGGAGGCTATAAAGATACTGGTGTAGAAGGAGTTCAATCCAGAAAAGTCGGAACTATTGGCATGAGAAGAACAGAGTATCTTGTAAACAATGAGTCAACTGGTGGTAGAGATGTTTCAATGACTAAGGCGCAAGCCAAAGCAGCTGGAATTTCTGTTCCTGGAAGATACAATGGTATGAGTATGGGTTCTCAAATGGGAATTGGAATGGCTGGATCAATGGGCGGCATGGCATTGATGGGCAAAGAAAAAGTTAACATCCTAGGAAAAGAAGTGTCAGGAGCGTCCGCTGGAATGGGTCTTATGGCTGCTACTTCAATACTTCCAATGCTTCCATTTGGTAGAATGGGTGCAGGGATAAAATCCGCAGGGTCTGCATTAAAAGAATTAACTACTGGTCTTAACAAGATGGCAAGATTTGGAGCAATGATTGGAAGATTTGCTAAAGGCTTTGGCTTAATAGGAGCAGCAATCGGTGCCGCAGGCTTAGCGTTTAAACTTTATAAAGATTACAAGGATGCTCAGCAAGATGCCTCTATAGGACTTTCTATGACAGCTAAAGCTGCGGAGCAGGCTGGAATAAAGTATTTTAATCTTAAAGAAACCATGCAGGGCTACATAGATAAACAAAAATTAGCAACCGCAGCAGCCAAGGGGGCAGAAGGAAACTCAATTGGTATGCCTGGACTACCTCAATCAATAGAGGAACTTAAGAAGGCAAAAGAAGAAGGAAAAGAATTAAAAGATGTAATTGAATCCTTGAATAGATCAGAAACAACAGCAGAAACACAAAGATTAATTAATAATCAAAAAGCACAAATGGTTGCTGCTGGGATGAGCGTTGAAGAAGCAAATAAAAAAATATACGGTGCTTTAGCAAATAGCAATAAAGCTTCTCAAGCATACAAATTGCTTGCAAATACAGAATTTGGAGCAATAACAGATAAAGCTACAGCGGCAGAATTTTCTGTTGGAAATTTGGTAAACACCTTAAGCAAAGGAACAGGAACTGCTGATTGGTATAAAGAGGTAGGAAACGGTTTTGAAGGACTAATAGGTGTATTTTCTGAAGCAACGAAATCTTTAGTTGGAACAAAAGATGAGCTTGGAAATGTTATAGATGAGTTTAAAGCTTATGAAATGGTTATGTCTAAAGCAGAAACAAATAACCCAGGCATGAATAAAGAAATAGGTAGCGACGTATACTTAAATCTTCAAAAAACACAACCTTTGCTAGCAGGAATAATTAATGAATCAGACACTATAAAGGGAATACTTGCAAAGTGGAAACTTTTTACTGCTGGAATAAATATTGATCTAAGCAAAATAGATTCTACTCTAGCATCAAAACTTGCTGGATTTACTTCAGCAATCGGAACAGGAATTTCCCAGCTAACACAAGCTGCTGATTCTGCTACCACATACGCAACTGTTGGATCTGCTTTATCTAAACTTCAAAAAACAATTGCTGCAACTTCTGCAGCAGCTCAAAGAGCAAATGCAGCTTCTCAAAGAAGTGCACAGGAAGAATTAAAAGTAATTGCAAAAAAGATCAAACTTATCGATGAAGAGAAAAATAAAAAGCTAGAAGCCTTAAGGGCAACTCAAGATGCTTCAAACTATGCATTAGAATTGCAAAAGCTACAGATAAAATATGCAGATGCAGTTTCTCGTGGAGATATGGCTGCAGCAAATCAAGCAAAGCTTGATATAGATCAGCTTACTCAAAATAGGCAATCAGAGTTAGCCCAGAAGGCTATAGAAGATGCGGCTAATAAGGCAAAAGCACCATTGGAAAAAGATGCACAAGCAATACAAGACGCACAAGATAAAAAGAATACTGTTTTCCAAAATAATCAAGATGACTCTGCAGTAGCAGCTGATATAAAAGACACTCTTGAAAAATTTCAGTCAAAGTATAACGAGCTTAGTACAAGAGCTGTTAATGCACAGCTTCTTTCAGGTAAAGATAGAGTTGAAGAAGAAGCAGATATTAAGAGACAGCTTATTAGTTTCCTAAAAGAAATGCAAAAGGCTGGGACTGGACCAGGCCTGCTTGCAGAAACAATAAGAAATGCATTCCCAGGATATTTTAATTCAGACGGAAAGCCAAAAGTTCCTGAAAAAGTAACTACTGGATCTCCAACTGGATTTGATGCACAGGGAAGACCTATTCTTTCAGAAAATAGAACAGTAAACAATGATTCTCTTTCCCAGTTTGATAAAGATGTTGCAGCTGTAAGCAAGCTAGCAATTTTAATTACTGGAGGAGTAACCCTATCTAAACTTCGTGATGACCTTGTGAAAGCACTAGGAGGTTACAAGGCACCCACACCAAAGGGTACTATTGAATTTGGAAAAGATACAGTTCAGCAAGGCAGAGGAAAAAATGCAATAGAGGCTGCTAAAAATGCAAGATCTTCTGGATCTTCAAAGATGGTTAGCATTAATGATGTTGTATGGTATAGATTTAGCTGGAATGGGAAAGACTACATAAGCAATGATTCTGGAACAGAAGTTTATTCATGGGATGATCAGAAGAAAACAAAGGGTGCCAGAGTTAAAATGGCCACTGGAGGAGCAGTTAAACACTTTAATCCAGGTGGAGATGTAAGAGGCCCAGGCACAGGAACATCTGATTCTATTCCAGCTTATCTTTCAAATGGAGAGTATGTAATTAGAGCAAGTTCAGTTGAAAAAGCTGAAAGACAATTTGGATCAGGTTTCTTAGATAACTTAAACGCTGGCAGATTTGCAAATGGTGGAAAAGTTGGCACTATGGGAACAGCAGACGCAATGATCAAAACAGCAGAGTCTATGCTAGGATATCAAGAAGGAAGAGGCAATGACACAATATTCGGTAGCTTTGCACAAAAAGCCTACGATCTAAAAAATAGATTTATTGCATGGTGTGGCGCTTTTATAAACTGGGCAGCAAAAAAATCTGGAGTAGATTTGTCAAGCATGATTTGGACTCCTGGCGGAGCTCAATCATTTATGAAGAGTGGCAAGTGGACAACAATGAATCCACGTCGGGGAGATTTAGCCTTTATGGATTTCCCAGGAGACGGCGTCAACAGAATTTCTCACGTTGGTCTTGTAAGCAATGTTTTAGGAAAGAATTTAGTTTCAACTATAGAAGGAAATACATCAGGTTCTGGAAGTCAAAGAAGCGGCGGAGCCGTACTTAGAAAAGTAAGAAAATACAATTTAAAGAATGCTCCAATTGTAGGATTTGGAAGACCTTCATATAAGCCAGTAGATGACGTTAAATATGGATATGGCACACAAGAATACTACAGCGCAGACGAAGCTAAATCAGATTATGAAAATGAAAGATACACAGTAAACAGAGGAGATACACTATCTGGTATTGCTGCAAAGTATGGTATTACTGTTAAGCAATTAATGGAAATGAATCCTCAGCTAAAAGATCCAAAGTATATGGGTGGGTCAAGAATTTTTGCAGGTACAAAGGTAAGCATAAAGAAGTTTGCAGAAGGTGGAAAAGTCGTAAACTCATTAACTAATTCTGGAAATTGGATTAGTGGGCCTATAACAGTACCAAGACAAAAGAAGCCAGGGGTTCCATATTCAAGATCTGGAAAACCAATAGGAAATCCTTTTGGACAATATTGGGGAGAGCTTTCAAGATTTATTGGACCACGTAGCCCAGGTATGGACATATGGGGTGGAACAGAAATACCAGGACTTAATTTTAGCGGAGATGTTCCACAGCACTCAGACTACATGCATCAGATGCTTGAGCAGCCACGCAAGCCATTTACAAGCCCAGGAATGGGTATAGATAGAGACCCTATACGTTTGGCAGGCTCTGGAGCCTCTATGGGCGGAATCGGTAATGGTGCCTATGGTTTAGGGCCACTAATGTTCCATGCTGGCGGTCCAGTAGGGCACACTCATTCAAGTGCACCTCATGACCTAGGTATGAGATCGTTTGGTTTAAGCAGAAAGCAAACCGAAGCTGAGAAGATGAGACTTCAGCTTACTCCACTTAAGGATGAAAACCAAAAACAAAAAGCAAGAAAGAATAAAAATCTTTCATATTATGAATCTAAAATAGATGATCCTATAAATAACTACTCAGAGGGATTTGGTAAAGTATTCACTCGTTCCCCACTTGGAATTCTTGCGCCACTTACATCATTAGCTTCAGATCTTTTGGGTGTTTACTTTCAAGGTAAAACTCCGACATTTGGAAAAGATGGAATTGGAAAAGCTTTAAATCCAACATCTTATGAATCAGATGTTTCTAGCTTGATGAAAGCTATGATTCATCCTTTCGGAGAAATTGCAAAGGGAAGCGCAACTAAAGGTGATTGGGCTAATGCAGGATTAAATTTTGTTCCAGGAGTGGGTGCTCTAAAAGGAGTTAATACACTTCGTGCACGTTCTGCAGCATATAATTTAATAAATAAAGCAACTCTAGATTTACCAACAGAAGCTAGAGTTAGCCTTATTCCAAACGCTACACTTAGAAGTAATTTTGTGGCTCTTAAAAAAGCAGATAAAGTTGACACACCAGAGTTTGCAAAAGCAAGATATGAACTTGCGCTATCTGATGCAATAAGAGCAGCAAGGAGAAATAATTTTACTTCACTACCAGATTTAAAAAATACCACTGCCGCTAATCTTATTGAAGAAAATAAGAATTTGCCAAAAATTATAGAAGAGTCTATTAAGGTAAACGGAAAAGATTATATTTTTAGGTTTGAGAAAGCAGATATTTTACCTACTGATGCAAAATACATAGACAAATTTATTGAAGGTTTAAAAGAAGGAAGAGTAACTTCAGAAGGCTTTGGCGCAGGTGGAATGCACCAAGCAGAGATTCTAGATCCTGTTACTAAAAAACAAATGTCCTGGATAAACTATGATCCAGTTACTGGACACATTAGCTATCGTGGAACACATCCAGAATATAGATGGCTTCATCTTTCAGAAGCTTTATACAATAAAGCAGTTTCAATTACTAGAATAAAACATTCACCTACTTTAACTGACATGGGAAGGCCATCAGCTCTTCGTATCGGTGGGTTTATGGCAGATGATCCTTACTATGGTGCAACTTCAATTACTGGCATAAAGAGCTATCTAGATACACTAATGAAACTTAAAAAGTCTAAGAAAGCAAAGCCATCAACTGGAGAGCCAAGGAAAGGTATCGGATCTTGGGAAAATAATCATATAACTGAAACCGTATCCTCTGCACCAGCAACTCCTCGCTACCCCATTGACGAATTTAATGATCGAAACAGCATAATTGGCTGGCAGTTTGATAGAACTGCTGACCTTGATTCAACTCTAAGTGCAGCACTTCGCCCAGAAACTATACGGTGGTTTGGAAGCACATACCGTACATCAGCAAACTTCCCATATGGTCCAGGCGGATATATAGAGCCAGCAGCTTTACCAGAGCTACAAAGAATTATTGAAGCAGAAAAACTTGCTAGACAGTCGGAGGCTAGCCGTGGCAGTTGGGGTATCAGCCGCGGCGACGGATGGGCAAATGGCGGGCTTGTCCAAAACTTCTCAAATTCTTCATTAAAAAATCTAGGTTTACCAATGTTTGAAAATGGAATCAATATGGTTCCAGCTAATATGTTAGCAATGCTTCATAAAAATGAAGCTGTTATTCCAGCTAACATGAATCCATTTAATCCAAATGCTACGGCGGCAGCATCAGGATCAGTATATAATATAAATGTAGAATTAAATGGAACAAACGTGACAGCAAAAGATGTTGCACTAGAAATACGTAATGAAATGAGATTAAAAGAAATGGCAGCTGGAGTAAATAGAAAGGTTGGGTCATAATGAGTTTTCAAAATTTAAGTAAAGGCTCAATTTTATACATAGAGGCATTAGACCCATTTGCAATTGATACAGCAAATAACTCATTTGATTATAAGGGGGCTTCTGTTGTTGCCCCAGGTAATTCATATACATCATCTGTAGCAACTAGAAACAACTTGGCTTATAGCTCTAAAAATCAATTAAGATTTAGAAGAGTTACTGAGCACAATAGACAGCCAATTTCAATAGATACAAATAGAATTGAGAAGTCATCTAGAATGTCAAACGGTACACTCAGAAAATATATTGTGGCCGATAAGATTAATATAAATATTTCATGGGAAATGTTACCTTCTTTTAGAAATGAAACAGTTGACGGTGCTTGGGGCGCAGAAGATTTGAAAAACTTTTATGAAAGTTCTGCTGGCAAACTACCCTTTAGAATTAAATTAAACCCAACAGTTTTTAGTACCGATTTAATTGAGCAGTCTGACGGAGCTTTATCAGATGACTATACTTACACAGTAATGTTTACATCTTGCAGTTTTTCAGTTATTAAAAGAGGACTACAAACATTTTGGAGTGTTGACATATCTTTGGAGCAGGTATGATAACTGTATCAAATGAAACTAAAGATTTAATTAAAAAAGGATATTCGTTATCAACTTCAGCTGGAGCTACAATTGAATACAATCTTAACTCTATGGTTGAATATATCAAGGCAACAACAAATCCAGAAAATATAGAAAATCCTTTTTCTGGCGCATTTAAAAAGTTATTTCCTATAGATACTATTTATAAGCCATTTAGACCACTATCTCCAGGAATTAAATATCTAGTTCATACAAATAATAACACAGACACCCCCGTTGATTCTTTTGAAAGACCAAGGGATTTAGATATTGGAACAAGGCCAAGGCTTTATTATCCTGGACCAGATATGGTTTATAAATATTGGTTAGCGCCTAAAAACACTAATATAGACATATCTCTTGAATACTTTTCTAATGAAGAAAAAACTACAGCTAAGCTAATACCAGCAAATAAAATAATTGCAAGATTTGAAACAAGTCACGACACCCCAACTGAATGGACTATTACTGGAGTTAAGGAAGACAACACAACAGTATCTGTTAGAGGAACCACCCTTGTAAATGGAGAGGCAAGAATATATTATAATGGATCAACATGGTTTACTTCACCTACAGAGCCATCATCTTATACAACAACTCAATACTTTAAAAAGATATCTTTGACTGCAGTTAATTCAAATACAGGAAAGTTTTTGGGAGTAATTGAGTTTAGTCCAAGATGGGTTATGCCAATAGATTCAGATATTGTTTCTTTTACAGTAAATAAAGAAACTACTTCAGATAGCACATCAATTGTTCCAGTTGGAATAATAACGGCAAACTACCTTAGCCTTATAATAACAAAATATAATACTACATCTAGACAGATAGTTGAATATGATAGGTCTGGCCCAATAGATAATTCAAAACTATATTTGTTTAAGAATGCAATTATAAAACCATACATAAATATTGGAGACGGATCTTCAGTGCAAAAGATACCTCAAGGAGTTTTTTATGTAACCTCCTGGTCATTGTCAGAGTTTGGAGAAGCATCTATAGATGCAACAGATGCTGCAAAAATACTTCAGGATACTGTGTGCCCTCAGCTTTTAGTAGAGTCTTCACCTGTAACTTCAGTAATTAAAAGAGTTTTAGACTCAGTTGGATTTTCTAATTATAAGATAAATATTAAAAAAACAGATGGAGAGGTTGATGACGACTCCATTCCATCTTTAATTTATTGGTGGTCGGACGGTGAACAAACAGTCTGGGAAGTTTTGCAAGAACTATGTAGAGACATCCAGATGAACGCATTTGTAGATGAATACAATGTATTAAACTTTTACAGTAGAAATTTTATATACGACAAAGATTTGCCAAGCTCATGGATATTTACAAATGAAGAGATCAAATCTGGATCTAATGTAGAATATGCGCCTAACATAATTAGATTGTCTACCCAAGAGTTGTTTTCAGCTAACAACGTTAGAGTAAGATATAAAACAGCATTTGCCTCTACCAACTCAGAATCATCTTCGCCTCTCTGGAAATCAGAACCTTCCTTCCTTGGGGCTGGATCACTTGCAACAGATATTGATGACAACAGTACAAAATTTCAGCTTAATCAAAATACAATAAATTCTGCAAGAGTAGATAAAATTTTAGATCAGTTTAACGGTTATGTTTTAATAAACGGAGAGGTTATTGAGTATGATGGAGCCTGGTACCAGTATGTACCTAACGAGAAAGACATAACATTTACTCCTCCACGTGATAAACCTCCAATTAGAGTTTTAATTAAAAATCAATCTGACATATGGAAGTATTCAGCTTTAGCTAAACCAGGTTATAAAAATTTTTATCCTACTGGAGAGTATAATATAAAAACTAGAGGAGCTTTCGATACCTCTAGAATGCCTCACAAAAAAACTTTAAACTCTTACATAAACTCTGAAGGAGAGTCTAATTCAAATAAATTTACTTTAAACAAAAAGCTAAAGCTTACAACTCCAGATATTGCAAAATTAAAACCTGGGGTGAGCAGTCTTAGTACACCAGCCAGCGAATCAAGCGAAACAGTATCTAAAAGCTTTATGGCAATATCTAATTTAGATACTGATAAAAGAACTTTTGATATTGCAGTAAAAGAATTTAATTCAATAGATTTATCAAAATCCCATTTCTGTTTTGGAACAAGAATGTTTTTTGATAGCCAACTCAACTCTCCAGAGCAGGCAGGCGGTATAGGTTTTTGCTTAGACCAAACTGGTGAGAATGGATATTATCTTTTAGTAAGAACTACAGCATACGCTGGTCTTCAAAAAGACATAATGATTGTTAGAGTAAAAAATGGGAAGCTTACAGTTTTAAAAGATAGTCAGCAAACATCTACTAAAACATTAGCTGGAATTTATGCTGGAAGTTCATATAACATAGACGTTCTTGTAAAAAAAGAATCTATAAAAAACACAATAACTGTTTTTATTAATGGATTTAAAATTGAAGCAGTAGACTCTGGAACTGATTCTGTTAACTTAACCATACCTCCAGTTTCAATAACAAAAAATGTTGGACTACACTGTGGTCAAGGAATTGCTTACTTTGAATATCTGTATGCTAAAAGTATTGATGAAGATGTATACAAAAATAGATCGTTAACGAGGGGTTATGAATACAATGGTGTTTATGCAGACGATACTCTTTCTATGCTATTTGGAGATTTAATTTACAATGCTGGACAAACCGTTGCCGACGAAAAAGGTGCCCTTTTTGAATTTGGAACTACTGCTAGAGAAATAAGAAAAGTAAAAGAGTCTTATGATGATGGGTCTAGACCAGCCGTACCAATTACTTTTAGAACCGCATTAAATAAATATGTTAAAGTGTTAGATCAAAGGTTACAGCCTTTCGGTGCCGAAGCTTACGTTTTAAATAACACTTCAACTACTGTGGTTTTGGATGATAGCAACAATACAAGTTTTTATGTTTTGGGAAACTCTATAAGAAGGTCAGGCTCGATAGACTACGATACAGATCAGTCAGAGGACTCCTCAAATAAAGAATTTGTTGTTTTTGAATCTTCTTGGATTCAGTCTGAAGAGGACGCAAAGACCTTAGCAGATTGGATAAAGTCAAGCGTATTAAATAAGGGAAGGTTTGTAGACATAGAGGTTTTTGGAAACCCTTTAATTTCTGCTGGAGATATTGTAAGTATTAAATACCCAGTTTTAGGAATGTCTGAAACAGATACTAAGTATTTAGTTGTTAAATGCTCTTTACAATATAGTGAGGGGGTAACCACTACGCTTTCATGTAGAGCAATCTAATGGCGTAATGGTATAATAAATAAATGGGAATTGAAGTAGGAAAAATACCAGTCATTTTTGATGATGACCCTCGTTTAGCCGAAGTGTGGAAGGGCAAGTCTGGGGAAACTAAATCTATTACTCAGTCATTCCCATTTGGATCAAACAGTTCTGCAGGATCTTTTGGGGACGAAGATGGAGACGAAGATCCCAAAGGCGGTAAAAGGCCTCAGCTTTCAGACATAGTTTTAAAAGGATTTGAGCTGTATGAAGATGCGTCTGGAATGCAAAGAGCAAGAGCTAAGTTTAGAATTTATAATTCAAGCGAAGAGCAGATAGACGGTTTCTTGTACGCAATAACAATATCAGATAACCAGGGAGGAAGATCATGATAACTAAATTTGGTAAAAGATTTCTTACTAATTTTGTAGCTGGCAACTCATCATTTTCTTCAAAAGAAATGGCTATTGGAATTGCAACAGGAACTGAATATGCTTTATCGGATACAAACTCAAGACTTGGTTTTGAGTTTTATCGTGTTCCAATTAGGGTTGGCGGAATTGATATAGACTCTTCTGTATCACCAGTAAAATATACAGTAATATATTCAGCTACACTTCCTACAAACATTGCAGGTAAGATTAATGAAATTGGAATCTACTCTGGCCAGTCTTATTCAAGAAATTTATACGAAAGCAAATTTATATCTAACTTTGAATTGCCATATCAATGGAGTCCAGAGCCAGAGCTAGATCAAACAAACTCTAGAGTTGGAGATAGCTCGCTAACATTTACATCAAATGCGGCGGCTCCAAAAGAGTACACATACTTACTTGATAGTATGGATATATCTGGATACAACCCATTAGATACATTATCGCTTTCATACAAAGCAAATGATGCAAATCTATCCTCATTGAAGGTAAGGCTATATAGCTCAGATACCGATTACTTAGAATTTACATTTACTGGACATTCAGTTGGAAACAATATAAAGAATTTAAACATGTCTACTGGGGTATCAACAGGGACATTTAATCCACAAAGTGTTGTTAAGTTAGGAATTATTGTTACTCCAACAACTGCTCAAACATCTGTATCTATGGATGGTCTTAGAATAAATGACGAGGACACCTTTGATCCAGAATACGGTCTTATTGCCAGATCTATACTAGACTCAACAATGATTAAAGTAATTGGAAGAGAAGCATCAATAGAATTTAAACTAGACCTTTCGTTTGGGGTTTAATGTGTCAGAACAATATCCAGATCTAGGAATAACTCAGAGTCAAGATGGAGACTACTGGGATGTTGTAATACCAGATCTAGATTGTAATACTGATTATGCATTGCAGGCTGCTTGGATATATAGCGACAAGGCTTTAGGAACAAGTGAGTTTTCTGATAGATTTAATTTTAGAACGCCAGCTCCATCACGCATATGTCCATCAAATGTTACCGCAACTTGGGATGCCAAGGCTGGTCTTAATGTCGCATGGACAAAAAATGATCAGCGTGTAAGAAACTATGTGGTTAATCTTCAAGCAGGTGGGTACACAAGATCATACCTTATACCAGCAACTGGTACTTCTCTAAACTACTCATGGGTGTTAACAAGAGAAAATAACATATTCCAGTTCGGTGGAATTTTTAGAACTTCATTTACATCATTTTCAATACAAAGTATCTATGGAGATGGAAGCTCAGATCAGTGCCCAGTAACTGTAGAGCCTTTCGTTGACCAGGTTTGTACGCATACAATATCAGCAGCATCTTGGAATGTTATTAGCCAGAACAATGGAATACTTGTATCATGGCAAGATAGCGGAACAGCTTATGGTACATACAGGGAAACAAGAGTTTACGTATCAGAAACACAAAGTCCTTATAACTGGGAGCTTAGATACACTGGAATTGGTCCAGCTTCAATAACACTAGATACTCTAGCAACAGTTTATGTTAAACTAAATCATCTTTCTTATTCAGACTGTGAGTCTTTAAACTCAGATATAAAAGAAGGAAAAGCATATGACCCAATAGTCTTTGACGATTTACCACCAGAAAATAATTTTGATTTAGGATCTACTACTGTTGAAGAAGATTCAAATGGTCTATTTAATTTTGATAAAAAGATTCTTTTTACATGGACACAAAACACAGATACTTCAACTTCTGGATATAGAATAAGATACAAGACTGCTTCTGATGCTAATTATACATATATGTCTGTTCCAGGAAGAGGAACTCTATCTACATATCTATATGGATTAAAAGCTGGACAAACTTATCAGATCGCTGTAACAACATACGATGTTTATGGAAATGATAACTCTGAGTATAAGCAGTATCCAGATATAGTTATCCCAGCAAACACATCTTTAAAAACAGATGTAGCAATTTCTGCTGGAGATATGAAGCTTGGATATGGAATTGGTGGAAGCAACTCAAATAAAGGTTTATACATCGCTCCAGAAAATTATTGGTATGTAACTGGAAACACTAGCGTTTCATCTGCTGCAAGATTTAAAGTTGGAGGAACAAACGACTGGTTACTTTGGAACGGAACTAATTTAGAAATAACTGGAAAAATAAATGCCAATGCTGGAGCATTTACTGGTTCTGTAGACATAGGAACATCATCTGTAGATGGACAACTTAGAGTAACAACATCATCTGGAAAATTTGAAATAGGAAAGCTAACAAATATTTCTGGAGAAAAGATTGGTATTGGAATTCAAGGAACCAACTCATCTGGTAAGCTTTTCCAGCTAGACACTGAATCTGGAATTATTGCTAACAAAGGAACAATTGCTGGTTGGACAATAGATGATACATCTATAAACAAAGCTGGCAATATTGGATTTTTTGCTACAACTACACCAGGAGATGTAGCCATATGGGCTGGTGGATCTAGAACGGTAAGTCCTAATTTTTCTGTAACATACGCAGGTAAACTTGTAGCTAGAGATGCAGTGCTTAAGGGAATGGTACAGACTGGAGAAGCATATTTTGGAACATTAATACCTGACGCAACAACAGCAACTGGATACAAGCTTGATCAGGGATGGAAAGTTGACGGAGCAGACATAAAGTCTACAAATGTATCTTCTGAAATAAGACTGAATGGTCTTCAGGGTTCAATAATTGGTGGTAACATAGTAGGATCAAATCATTATTTTACAAGTCCTTCCGTATGGAACACTGCTAATCCAGGAGCTGGAAGTGGAAACCCAGGAAACATAGACTATATATCTTCTAGTGGAAATTTTAGATTAGCAGGCGGAAAGCTAACATATGATGGAACAGTATTTAATGTGCAAACAGATCTTGTAGCCTCTAATATATTTTTAGGTACAGGAGTTAATTTTTCAAATGACTACTTGCTTGGTAAGGACACAACCATATCTGGAACAACAAAAGCAGCAGGAAGTTTTGCATTAGGAAATGGTTCTTTAGTTTATGATAAAACATCTAACTCTGTTTCAATAAATCCAAGCGGTTTACCATATAGCCAATTTAAAATTAGACTTAGTGTTTCATCTAACAATGACGGATATGGTGGAGATACTACGGTTGTTCAAGATAAAGATGGATACCTAACAACTGGTAGAGCATTCCATTATGGGGGAGCAAACCTTCCCAATGGGGCTTTATCTAGAGATGTTGGCGGAGTAAGTGTAAGCTTCAATCCTGGAGACATATGGCTTTCAAGAATTTAATGGTGTAGGCATATGACAATCTGGAGAAGAATTAACGACCAAGGTGGCGAAGTTCCATACGCAACAAATGGTTGGGTAAAGATAAAAAATATATGGAGAAGAATTAATGACTCAGGTGGAGAAGTTTCTGCTGCAGTAAACGGCTGGGTAAAAATAAGAACCATCTGGAGACTACAAAGCACTGGTCTATGGATTAAAATTTTTGGATCTAATATTCCTAATGCTGAAACAGCAAATCCACCATCTTTAAATTTTGTTTCACCAGCTGGATTTGAATCAATTGATTCTCCATTTAATGGAGATAGAATATATTTAACTAGAGGCGAATGGAATGAACAGCCTACAAAATTTACCATGTACATTCAAAAATCAAGTCCTCCGTATTCAACATGGACAGATTTAATAACTCCAGTAGTTAAAGAATATACAAATTATTCTAATTCTGATGCATCTTTTCAAGTGCCAACAAGCATATCTAACAGGCCTCTAATATCAAAAACAGATGTTTACAATAAGGCAAAATTTAGAGGAAAGATAAAAGCAGAAAATGATGATGGAGAAGCAGACCTAAACTTTCCATCTATGGGAATTGCAGCCAGATATTTATTTAACATATCATCATTTGAAATTACAGATGAAACAGAATCGGCATTAACGCTATCCTGGGCATATGATCCTTCAACAATAACAGTTTCTCAAATTCCAACCTATATGTATTCACAAGAAATTCAGCTTTATAATAGTGCTGGACAGCCACAGCTTCCTTTTGCTGAAGTCGTATCATTACTAGATACATCAACAGTAATAAATTTACCAAATAATCTAAACCCTAATGATAGTTATCAGTGGGAGCTTTCAATCATAGCTGATGATTACTACAGAGATTTTACTGGAGTTAGATATTCTTCAGACGGACCAACACAAGAGCTTGCATTTATAGACTGGCAACCAGGAATTATTGAAGACCCATCAATTACATTTTCAAATAGAACCAAGGAATCTTTTTCTGTAGAATGGTTTTCTACAAATGCAACTTCTTATAGGGTGGATATAAAAAGGAATTCAACTGGAGCTTCGTTGTCTGGTTATCCAGTAACCACAACAAATACATCTGCTGTACTATCTGGGCTAACAATAAATGCTCTTTATAACATATCTGTTACTGCCCTTGGAGGGAATGCCTATCCTCTAAAGGAAAGTAATACTATAACAGAAAGCATTAGAACTCTTAATTTAGGAATTCAGGCTATACTTTCTAGAGCATATGATGCCACAGCTACTTCATTTAAGGTTGATATATTAAATTATCAAGACATAAGTACATTTGATATAACAATAAACTGCACAAATGGAAACGCAACAAGATCTGGATCTGTTATATCTGTTTCAGGAGTTAGCCAAAATCAACCATCGTGTGTATCTGTTACAACATCTAAAATAAATAATTCCGACCTTACAGCTTTTTCATACGATTTTGAAACATCTTCAGAGTCCTGCGAAACAACAGGAACGTGGTATTGCGTAACATATGTACAGGGTACACCAATTACGTGTTCAACTTTTCAATCACCAACAAACGTAAGCGGAAATGGTTCTGGATATGCAACAGCATGCTATACAACACCATCATGTTGCGTTTCAACTGTTTATAGTGATTGGAGTGCCTGCTCAGCTGGTGGTGTAAGAACTAGAACTAAAACAGAAACTTTTTTAAATTGTACTACTACTGTTACAACGGAAGAAGATTATTGCTGGTATTGCACAACAAGCGTTAACTTTAACTGTGCTGGTTGTACTCAAACTCTAGAGACTCAAAACATCAGTGGTAGCGGTTCTGGATACTCAACGTCATGCAGCACATCTGGATACCCAGCATGTCAGACCCCATGCATTTGTAATTCTACAGAAGAAGGAAAGTGTGGCGCTTGGAGCGCTTGGAGCTCATGCTCTGGAGGTTATAGATCCCGCACAAGAATTTGTCCAAACGGATCCGTGTGCCCTACATCTGAAACACAGCAGTGCTGGTATTGTACAACAAGCGTAAACTCTAACTGTGCAGGCTGTAGTCAGTCTATTGAAGGAAGCAACATCAGTGGTAGCGGTTCTGGATACTCAACATCATGTAGCACAAGCGGGTTTCCAGCCTGCCAAACCCCTTGCGTTTGCGACTCTACTGCAAACGGAAAATGCGGAGCTTGGAGCGCTTGGAGCTCTTGCTCTGGAGGGTATAGGTCCCGTACAAGAATTTGCCCAAATGGTTCACCATGCGAAACATCTCAAACACAGCAGTGCTGGTATTGTACAACAAGCGTAAACTCTAACTGTGCAGGCTGTAGTCAGTCTATTGAAGGAAGCAACATCAGTGGTAGCGGTTCTGGATACTCAACATCATGTAGCACAAGCGGGTTTCCAGCATGTCAAACCCCTTGCGTTTGTAATTCTGCAGCAGATAACGCATGTAGTACTTGGAGTTTTTGGAGTGCTTGTGTAAATGGATATAGAACTAGAACTAGAACGTGTCCATCTGGATCACCGTGTTCAACTTCCGAAACAGAGGCATGCAGCACATGGTATTGCACAACAAGCGTTAATATTAACTGCGCTGGATGTAGCCAAAGCGTTGAGAGTAGTAACATAAGTGGTAGCGGTTCTGGATTCTCTACTTCTTGCAGCACATCTGGATACCCAGCATGTCAAACCCCATGTGTTTGTAACGAAAGTGCATGCACAAGTTGGTCATTATGGTCAGCATGTTCAGGAAATAGCAGAACTAGAACTAGAACATGTAATTCTGGATCCCCTTGTGCAACTTCTGAAACAGAGCCATGCAGCACATGGTATTGCACAACAAGCGTAAACTTTAACTGCGCTGGATGTAGCCAAAGCGTTGAGAGTAGTAACATAAGTGGTAGCGGTTCTGGATACTCAACATCATGTAGCACAAGCGGATACCCAGCATGTCAAACACCTTGCACTTGTAATGCTACAGAATTAGCAAATTGTAGTGCTTGGTCTGGATGGAGTGCCTGCAATAACTTTACACAAACTCGCACGAGAGTTTGTGGTTCTGGTTCACCATGCAGCACTGTAGAAGAAAGATTCTGCTCAACCCCACCTTCCTTCCCTGCTAACCCGTTCTTCCCACCGTTCTTCCCACCGTTCTTCCCACCGTTCTTCCCACCGTTCTTCCCACCGTTCTTCCCACCGTTCTTCCCACCGTTCTTCCCATTCTTCCCACCGTTCTTCCCATTCTTCCCACCGTTCTTCCCATCATTTAAGGGCCCTAGCTTCCCTGCTAACCCATTCTTCCCACCATTCTTCCCACCGTTCTTCCCACCGTTCTTCCCACCGTTCTTTGACGGACCATTCTTCCCATCATTCCAGGGCGATGAGCGTTAATGAAAATATAAAGCCTTGACAATCCTGTATAAAATGATAGAATATAGTAACTCGAAAGGTAATATATGAATAAATTAGATTTAGGTGGAAGCACCTACATGGTTTTGATCGAAGGAGAATTTGCTGGTTGGTTTAATATACCAACTGGTACAGAAGAGACATTCTTACTTAGGTCAGCACTTTCAAGCAACCCAACACTTGTAGACATGGAAGATTTAGAAATTGACATTCCAGATCTTCCAGTACCAGGAAAAGGATACTTTTGGAACGGGTATAATTTTGAAAAGGCAGAAGATCGTGGCTAGCAAGTGGCAGCAAATGAAAAATTTGGTTAATTCTGACGGGGTTAAGCCATGGGATTTTTTAGATCCTAAAACAGAGTATGCAGAAAAAGAAGTGGCTGATAGCAGATACTCTATTTGTCAGGAATGTCCTCTATTTAATCAAACAACTAAGACATGTTCTGAGTGTGGATGCTTTATGGCAGCTAAAACAAAGCTTAAATTAGCCACTTGCCCAGTAGGCAAATGGTAATGGTATAATAATAATATAAAAAATGGAGGTACGAAATGTCAGATTACCAATTAACAAATGACGAAAAAGCAACAGTTATAACTACACATCTAAGAAGCCTATCTTACAGTAAGTATAATACAGAGCTTTCAATCATTGAAGAGGAGTCTTTGGAAGCACCTTCCTCTGAATCCTTGGCACAGCTGAATTCACAGCTGGATTCAATTAATACAAAGATCGCTGCCCTTGAAGAAGAACTAACAAAAGTTAGCTAAGGATAAAAGTGCAAAGCAAAGAAGAACTTATTATTAGTGCTATGCAGGAAAGAATTGGTCAGCTCGCCGCTAATTATGAATTGCAAATTGCAATGCTAAGAGCTGAGCTGACTTTTCTTACAAACGAAAAAAATGATAGACAAAAAGCATTAGAAGAATACTCAAATGAAATTGAGTCAAAGCTAGGGAGTATTTAATTGACTGTAACATTTCAAGATGGAGAGCCAGTAGATCCTAAAAAATTACAGGATCTTCAAACTCAAATAGATAACATTAAGCTTCAGTCTGATGAGTCTTATAAGCTTAGTACAACAACTGCAGGTAGTATCACACAGTCATCTAGAATGCATTTAGAGGCTGGCGTAGTCACATTTGAAACTGGATTGCCTGGTGGAAAGGTTAGCTCAATTGACATTGATTTAGGTTGGGGACCAGGATATGAAATTGCTTATGTTGTAGCAACACCAAGAAACCAAGATCCTAAAACTAATAACATGCGATGGTCTATTTCTGGACAGTGGGCGGGATCAACTAAGCTTAATGTGTATGCTGAAAAAACTATCTCTGGACCAGTTAATTTTCACTGGTTGAGTGCAGGTAAAAAGATTATAAGTAACCCTTAAATTATCTATTGACACATTGATTTAATATGTTACAATTGCTATAACGTTAAGCCACGATATCGTGGCTTTTATATATATTAAGGGTTTTAATGAGCAACGATTTAAAGTGGATGATATCATCCGATCAACAATTTCCGTATCAAGATGATAAGATGATTGCGCTTTGGTTTAAAGTCATGAAGTGGTTTAAACCAGATGTCGTTGACTACCTTGGAGACACAGATGATCAGGCTTGCTATAGCAAGTATACTGAGGGCAAATCAGCAGAGTTTTTAAACTATCATAAGAATGATAGCAAAGATCTTATTGTTCCAATGATGAGGCATGAAGCAAAAGGCGCAAGAGACTTTTATGCAAAGACAAGAGAGATGCTTCCAGATGCTCAGCTTTTTTCAGCATTAGGAAATCATGATATTAGAATCTTTAATTATGTAGATGCTAAATTGCCAGAGTATATTTCTGAGGTAACTCCAGAATCAATGTGGAGCTTAGACTCTTTAGGCTATGAGTATATTTATTATAATGAACTTCCAAAGCGCCGATTCGGAGATATACACGTTCACCATGGGCTTTCAATTGCTTCAACTGGTTCAGTAAGAAAAGACATGGAAGACCTTCAGATATCTTTGATGAGAGGACACTCTCACAGAATAGCATCACACCTAGTTACTTATGAATTAAGAAACGGTGGACAGGGAGAAACTCTTCGAGGTTATGAGCTTGGCCACATGTGTGATGAAAAATCAGATGGAATGAAATATATGCAGCACCATGATTGGCAAAAGGGTTTTGCCATTGCACATATTGTAAATGACTACCCACATATTCAAATGATCCATGTGGCACCAGATTACTCATGTGTTGTTGATGGGAAGCTATTTACGCTATGATGAAATGCAATAAGTGTCAGGGGAGAGTTTTTGTAGATAGAGTATTTTCACAAAAACTACACGTAGAGCTTTTCTGCATGATGTGCGGTAAAAGATGGATGATTAATAAGGATACGAGTGCACTAGGTAAATGGATAGAAAAAAGAGAAAACAGTCAGCTAAAAGCATTCGGTATTTCTTCTTAAATAACAAGATACATAAAGTATTAAGTCATTCAAGATCTAAAGACCAAATGGTTGCTTGGTGCTATCCAGATAAAAAAAGACTTATGTATTCTTATTCACAAGTTTTAAAAACTATGGAGAATGCATATTCAACTAGCCAAGTAGCTCAAATGCTTGGCAAGCATAAGGTTACTATAGAAGATTATATTTTGGACGGGAAGATAAGATATCCTCAAAAAGTATATCCAATAGGTAATCCAGATAGCACATGGTATAAGTTTATGTATAGTGAATCGGACATTATGGACATTCATGAGTTTATATTAGAATCAGGGTATTCTAATAACATGCCTTCAAGAAATGAAATGAGGGCTCTTCTCAAACACAACACTATATTGTATACTAAGACAACAGAAGGGAACTTTGTGCCAGTATGGAAAGCAGAGTAGCCCCAGCAAGAGTTGTAGTATGTGAAATATGTAAGAAAGAATTGGTAGTGCGTTGGGGCATTTTTGCCCACGACACTTTAAGCAGACATAGAAAGGCGGAGCACTAATGGAAAAGGGAACTCAGGTTAGAGTTGATCTATCTTTTACACGTAACTTAGGTAACTTCGAAAGCATTAAAATTGGTATCGGCGTAGACGATTTTGTTAGAGACGGCGAAACAGTAGATGCAGCAGCAGATAGAGTTTACAAGTTTGTTGAAGACAAGCTCATTCAAAAGACTCAAGAAGTAGAAGAGGAATTGCGTGGCAGTAAATAAAGAACCCTATATCCTGCTATCTTTATATTCAAATCTATATGAAGGCCTATACAGTTCAAAGCCAACAATTAATAGATATAAAGAAAAATGGGCTATGCAAGATGTGATTGACAGCATAGGGTTTGATCGCGCAAAGGATGTTTTGTACTATTATTTTGAGACTGGAAAGAATAGGCACCCGCTTAATTTTTTCTACAACAACTTTGAAAGAATAGAAGACATGATGATGCAGATTAAAGAAGACAAAGCCAACAGAAGCCGTCTGTTGCAGGAAACAAAAAAAATGATTGAGGGTAATGAATGAATACAGAAGCCGAGCTAATCTCAGCGGTATGCAAGAACAAAGACATCAGCACTATACTTGCAGATAACTCAGACGACCTATTCGTTTCTCATAAAGATATTTGGGAAGGCCTTAAGTCATATTATTATAAGTTTAGAGCTGTACCAGAAGCAACTATTCTTCAAGATAAGTTTAAAGACTTTGAGCCAGTTGAAACTAAAGGAGAGACTGGATACTATTTAGATAAACTTAAAAATGAATTTGTTGGCAACAAACTAAAGACCATTCTTCTTCAAGCTGGTTCCTCTTTGAAGGACGATGCTCCTTCTAGGGTTCTTGGTACAATGCAGTCACAGTTAGCAAACCTAAGCAGATATACTAATAATGTAAAAGATTTAGATATAACAGATTTAGATTCAGCAGAAAGACACTACGAGTCAGTAAGAACTAGATCATTGGCAATGGGCGGTAGCCCAGGAATCCTAACTGGATTTGAAGCAATTGATAAAGCTTACCCAACAGGTATGGCTCCAGGACACCTTATCGTTGCTATTGGCTGGCCAGGACGTGGTAAGACTTGGTTCACATCATACTTAGCATGCAAAGCTTGGGAGCAAGGCTTTAAGCCTATGATTGTTTCTCTTGAAATGGCACCAGAGAATATGCGAGACAGAATATATACAATGCTTGGTTCTGGATTGTTTAGAGCAAGCGACCTTTCAAAAGGTGACATTAACATTGATGATTTTAAAACTTGGGGAAAGAAAAAAACTGAAGGAAAGAACAGCTTCATTCTTGTTTCTAATGAAGGTGCTGGAGAAGTAACACCAGCAACAATTCAAGGAAAGATTGATCAGCATAAGCCAGACTTAGTAATTTTAGATTACCATCAACTATTTAATGATAACAAGCGAAGTAACTCTGAAGTAGAGCGAAATAGAAATATCTCAAGAGACTTTAAGTTATTGGCTGTTACAAATGGAATTCCAATTATTGATATTACTGCAGCAACTGCAGATGATATCTCAGACCAAAAGCAGCCTCCGATGATGAGCCAAGTTGCATGGTCAAAAGCAATTGAGTATGATGCAGATATGGCTATTGCTATTCACAAGCATGCTAATACAGATTTAATTGAGGTGGTGTCTAGAAAGAATAGACACGGACACGACTTCAGATTCTTCCTTGATTGGGATATTAACAGAGGTGTTATTACTCCAATTTACGAAGATCTTCCAGAGCTGAGCAATGACTCATCAAAACATTAAAAGGTTTCAAATACAGGTTGAGTTTCTAGATGATTCTAATATGATTAAGATCAAGAAACAGTATGAAAACTTGCTTGTAGATCAAATGAGAGAATCTGGATACACCAGAGTACTTGACATTGACCCATCCTTTTCGGTAGAATTTGATGGTCAAACGTGGAAATTCTTAATGACTATCCACGGAGTCTATGTAGGAAAGAAGAAGTCATGGCAATTAGAGGGTATAACTCAAGGCAAGTTGATAGCTCGGAGTACACCCCTGCCCATATCAAATCAATAGTACAAAGCCTTGGAATAGATATGGTGGGCGAGACATCAAATGATTATCTTGCGTACTGCCCATTTCATTCTAATAGACATACATCAAGTTTTAGTATAAGTAAAACAAAGGGTGCATATATTTGCTTTAATCCATCCTGCGGAGAAGCTGGAACATTAAGCGACCTTGTCAAGAGAATATTAAATAAAAATGAGTTTCAATCACTAAGATTTATTGAGTCTAAGCAGTCTGAAGCATTAGCAAATTTTGATGAGTCTCTTAAAGATATGCTACAAGATAAACCAGAGTTTGTTGAGTTCCCAGAAGCTACCTTAAAAAATTTATATGATGGTTTAGTAAAAAGCAGCAAGGCAAAAGAGTATCTAGTTTCTCGTGGAATTAATTCAGAATCAATGGAACATTTTATGTTAGGGTATTCTGAAAATATGGACATGATAACTGTTCCAGTACATAGTCCAGATGGAACTCCAGTCGGTGTTGTTGGTAGATCTATATCTGATAAAAGATTTAAGAATAGTAAAGACCTTCCAAGAAGCAAGACTATGTTTAATATTCATCGTGCCAAGAAAATTGGTGACAGAGTAATAGTTGTAGAGTCTAGCTTTGATGCTATTCGTGTTCACCAAGCTGGCTTTCCTAATGTAGTTGCCACTCTTGGCGGTCATATATCTGGAGATAATTTAGGGCTTTTAAACAGATATTTCAATACAGTTATTATTATGACTGATGCAGATAAGGCTGGAAGAGATTTAGGCTCGGCTATTGCTTACAAATTAAGTAATAAAAACATCTTGTGGGCATCGCATTCTTATGGTAGAATATATCCAGAGGGTGTAAAAGATGCAGGTGATATGTCTGATGAAGATATTAAAGCCTGTATAACAAATGCCATATCTAATTTTGAATATAGAACTTAAAAAATACGTGGTTACAAACGGATATATACCGTTACATACATAAGGAGAATAAAATGGGAATAGTAAAAGGTTTGTCAGGAATGACAAAGGCAATGGACAAGGTTACATACACTAGTTCAGAAGATAGCAAGGCAAAGTGGTTAAAGATTGAAGATGGAGAAGCTGTAAAGATTCGTTTCTTACAAGAGCTTGATCCAGATTCACCACACTATAATGAAAAAATGGGTTGCGGATTTTTTGCAATTGAACACACAAACCCTAAAGATTATCGCCGTAAGGCACTAGACACAATGGAAGATGAAGGCCGTGACTGGGCTCAAGAGCAGCACCGCAAGGATCCAAAGGCTGGTTGGGGCGCAAGAAAGCGTCTTTACATTAATGTTCTAGTCGATGATGGAAAGACTGAGCCATATGTAGCAATTCTTTCTCAAGGAGTAAGCGGTAAAACAATTACACCAACACTGATTGAATATGCAAATGAAATGGGAAGCATCACAAATCTAATGTGGCGTGTAAAGCGTAGTGGTCTTAAGACAGACACAAGCTACACAATTATACCGTTGGCTAAAGATGAAAAGCCATTCGACTTTTCTGCTGTCGAGCTGTTTGATTTAGAAAAAACAGCAGTGCGTAGCGTTCCATACGCAGAGCAGGAAGCATTCTATACTGGTGAGTCATCTCCAGAAGAACGAGAGTCATCTTCAACAAGCAGCAGCGTAGACTGGTAAGAGAGAGTATAGGCGGAGAATTAAGTTGAACTTCACACATTTGCATGTGCATTCTTTCTATTCATTAATGGATGGGCTTAATTCTCCTGCCGAACTTGTAAAAGCTGCAAAAGAAGCTGGTCAGACTTCTCTGGCTATTACTGACCACGGAACACTATCTTCACACCGTGAAATGCAAATTGCATGTAAAGAGCAAGGGATCAAGCCAATTCTTGGAGTGGAAGCATACATTTCTCCAACAGATAGATTTGATAGATCTTCAAAGACAGATAAATCAATTCAGGCCTATAACCATATTATTCTTTTAGCTAAGAATAAAAAGGGTCTAGAGAATATAAACACCCTTCAGGAGCTTGCATGGACAGAAGGCTTTTATCATAAGCCACGTATTGATAGAGAGGTATTGAAAGAGTATGCAGAAGGTATTATTGTATTGTCTGGATGCCTTAACGGGCTTATTAGTAAGGCTATTGAACGCCAGGAATTCTCAGAAGCAAAACTTGTACTTCAAGACTTTAAGAAAACTTTTGGTGAAGACTTTTACGTTGAGGTGCAATCTCATAACCCGACAGAAATCAACTCAAAGCTTTTGGAGCTGGCTGATCAACTCAAGATAAAAGCGGTGGCAACAGGAGATGCTCACTTTGCTAAAGAAGAAGATAGAGTATTAGAAGAAGCAATGCTTATTCTATCAACATCTCCTAAGTCGGATAAAGATGCAGACTTTGAAATGTCTAGACAAATGCCAGACATGATGGATAGATTTAATTACTTATACCCAGACCGTAGAATATCATTTCAAGATTATAATCTATTTATTCAAAGCAGGTCTGAAATTGAGGCGGACTTTAATAAAGCAGGCATTACTCGTACAGATATATATGATAATACAATGGAGATTGCAGACAAGATTGAAGAGTATGACTTCTATGAGGGATTAGATCTGCTACCCATCCCAAAGACCAATGCTGACAAGAAACTAGCTGATATGGCCTTAGAAGGCCTTAGAAGGCTATCTCTGGACAAAGATCAGGTCTACTTGGATAGAATTGCAGAAGAGTTATCTATAATTAAAGATAAAGCATTTGCTTCATATTTCTTAGTTGTTGCAGATATGATTACATGGGCTAAGTCAAATAATATTATGGTTGGCCCAGGTCGTGGTTCTGCAGCAGGCTCACTAGTTTGCTACGCCCTTGGAATTACAGATGTAGATCCAATTAAATATGATTTGCTTTTCTTTAGATTTATTAATCCAGAACGTAATGACTTTCCAGATATTGATACAGACTTCGAGGACCGTCGTCGTAAAGAGGTTAAAGATTATTTGAAGAAGAAGTTTAAGCACGTAGCATCTATTTCTACATTTACTTACTTTAAAGATAAGGGTGTAATTAGAGATGCGGCAAGAGTATTTATGGTTCCTCTTTCTGATGTTAATCGTGCAATGAAGTCTATTGATACGTTTGAAGATTTTATGGATTCACCCAATACAAAAGAGTTTAGAGCAAAGTACCCAGAGGTAACTTGGCTTGCAGAACGTCTTCGTGGAAAGATTCGAAGCGTTGGAGTACATGCTGCTGGTGTAGTTGTGGCAAAAGATGACTTGAGAAAGTATGCACCAATAGAGTCCAGAGCAGATGCAAATGATGACGTGTCTGGAAGAATTCCAGTCGTGGCATACGACATGGATACGGTTGCAGATATAGGTCTTATTAAGCTAGATGCCCTAGGTCTTAAGACTTTATCTGTAATCTCAGATACATTAAAATCAGTTAAGGATAGACACGGTAAAGAGATTAATCTTTACAACATCCCCCTTGACGACCAAAAAGTTTACAAGATGTTTAACGACGGATACACTAAAGGTGTTTTCCAAGCAGAAGCAACGCCTTACACAAATCTACTTATAAAGATGCAGGTAGATAAGTTTGAAGACTTGGCTGCATCAAATGCTCTTGTTAGACCAGGAGCAATGAATACCGTAGGTGCTTCATATATTAAAAGAAAGCACGGGGATGAGGCAGTTAACTATATTCATCCTATCATGAAACCTTTTACAGAAAATACATACGGAGTTATTATTTATCAGGAACAGGTTATGCAAGCATGCGTACACCTAGGTGGAATGACTTGGTCAGAGGCTGACAAGGTTAGAAAGGTTATTGGTAAAAAGCAGGATGCAAAGGAACTCGGTCCGTTTAAAGATAAGTTTATTCAAGGCGCTAAAAAGCATATCAGCGCCGATGAAGCAGAGAACCTCTGGAAAACATTCGAAGCTCACGCTGGATACTCATTCAATCGTAGTCACGCTGTTGCTTATTCTATGCTTTCTTATTATACCGCTTGGCTTAAGTGCTATTATCCTTTGGAATTTTTATTCTCGATCCTTAAAAATGAAGGAGACAAGGATGCCAGAACAGGATATCTAATTGAAGCCAAGAGGCTTGGAATTAAAGTTAAGCTTCCACATGTAAATGAATCAGATGTAAACTTTTCACTACAAAAAGATTCAATTAGATTTGGTTTAGCTGAAGTTAAATTTATTTCAGACAGTATTGCAAATAAAATTATTGAAAAGAGACCGTATGAAAACTACAAAGATTTTGTCGACAAGGCGTCTAAGAAGGGTAGCGGTATTAACTCTAGGGCCGTTAACTCTCTTAATGCTATTGGGGGCGCTGCTTTTGATGATAATCCTAGAAGTGGCAAAGAAGCAGAGTCTTATTACGAATTTTTAGGGATACCTTCTTTTAACCTTTCTAACTTAGAGCCAAGGGTTAAAGCACAAGCAAGACCTATTGATGAATTTGAAGAGCTGGGATCATTCGTAATGTTTGGTATGGCCAAAAGCATCAAGCGTGGTAATGGCTGGTCGAGAATTGAGCTTGTCGATGAAAGTGGATCTGTAGGATTATTCGATATAGAGCAGACAAAAATAGAAACAAATAAAATGTATTTTGTTCTTGTAGGCGATAATAGAATATCAAGATACATAGATGTTGATTCTATCAATAAGGATTCTGACGATGCATTTGTTAAATATTTATATGCAAAGTCATACCCTATTGACGAAAATCAAAGGTTCGTGATAAGCTATACACCATATAAAACAAAAGCTGGCAAAACTATGGCGCACCTTGTTATGTCAGATAAAGATAAGAATTTAAATAGAGCTATTGTTTTTTCTAGCATGTATCCAATTTCATTGGCTAAAATGCGAGAAGGAATGATTTGCGAGCCAACTCTAAAAACCTTAGAAGATGGAACACTTATGGTTAAGGATGTAAGATGACAAGTAATACAGAAGATGTTTTTAAAACAATGAACGCTACAAGAGTTTTGGTTGCTATTTTAAATAAAATTGAATCTATTAGTATACCTACTGAAGATTTTATAAACTCCAACAATCAAGATGTACAGCTTTCTGTAACATATAATGACGAAACTATGTCATTTGAATTTAGACTAGAAGATAAACCATCTGAATCTGAAGAAGAATTGCCAAACAACTAATCGTTATGGAAATGCAACTAGACGATATATTAGCAAAGCTAGACCCTAAGACTAGAGCTAGGGTTCAGTCTGCCGTGGATATTCAGATTGAAAAGCAGCCTACACCTAGCATAGGACTGAACTTCGCATTAAACGGAGGTTTTGCTTATGGAAGGCAAATACTTGTTTGGGGAAATAAGTCTGCAGGAAAGTCTTCTTTCTGTTTGCAGATGATTGCTTTAGCTCAAAAAGAAGGCAAGACATGTGCGTGGATTGATGCGGAGCATTCTTACGATCCTGAGTGGGCAGAAAAGCTTGGCGTAAACTCAAAAGAATTAATATACTCTCCAGCTAAAACTGTTAATGATATGGTTGATGTTGCAACAAAGCTTATGGAAGCTGGTGTTGATCTGATAGTAGTTGATTCTATTTCAGCGTTGCTACCAGCAATCTATTTTGAAAAAGACGGAAATGAAATGAAGGATTTGCAAGACACTAAGCAAATCGGCGCAGAAGCAAAGGATATGACCCACGCAGTCAAGATGTTAAACTATGCAAACAAAAACACATTACTTGTTCTCATCTCGCAGCAACGAAATCAATTTGGATCTATGCATGCTAGTCACATCCCCACAGGTGGCATGGCAGTTAAGTTCTTCTCTTCAACCGTCATTAAGCTATGGTCTTCTGAGGCTGAGGCTAATGCTATTAAAGCAGGTATTAAAGTTGGTGACAAGATTATTGAACAAAGAGTTGGGCGACCAGTTAATTGGATTGTTGATTACAACAAGGTCGGCCCCCCAAATTTATCAGGACAATATGACTTTTACTACCAAGGGCAAGCTCTTGGTATAGATTATGTTGGAGAAACATTAGACGTTGCAGAAATGTGTGGCATTGTAGAAAAGGGTGGCGCATGGTATACAGTAAATGGAGAACGTTTTCAAGGACGTGCAAAGGCTGTAGCATATTTAAAGGAAAATCCAGATGTTGTAGACAGCTTAATAGGAGAAATAAATGCCAAACATTAATGAGTTTTTTACTTCAAAAGTTGAAGAGTCTATAGATAACAGAGTTGAAAAAATAGAACAGCAGAGGCCATGCAGTAAGTGTGATCTTTCTGCTCCATACTATAGTTTTAATCAGGTTACTTTAGAAATGTACTGGAAATGCCCATCTGGTCATGAGACAAAGCATAAGCTTAACTGATGTCAGAAAGAGCAGAAGTAAAGAGAGACGGCGCTAAAGCACAAAAGAATAGTGGCCGTGGAGAATATCAAAAAGGTGATGCTAAATGGAAAAACTTTGTAGTAGACTACAAAGAATCTAAAGCTTCATTTAATTTAAATAAAGATGTATGGGCTAAAATCTGTACAGATACTTTTAAGGTTAGCAGGGACATGCATCCAGCCCTTAAAATTATTATTGGTGGGGATTCCAAGGTCCGTCTTGGAATCATAGAGTGGTCAGTACTAGAAGAGCTGATCACATTTTGGGAGGAAAATAAAAATGGCTAATCCGATTATTACAATCGTTGGGCGAGTTGGTAGTGAACCAGAACCTGTTGGATCAAATGGTCTCAGGTTTAGAGTTGCAACTAATGATCGCGTTAAGAATGAAACTACTGGAGAGTGGGAAGACAAAAACACTTCTTGGTGGACAGTAAAAGCTTGGCGTACACTTGCAGGACAATCAAAGTCTGTAATTAAAAAGGGTATGGAAGTTATTATCGTTGGAAAGATTTATGAAGAAAATTGGACAGATAAAGATGGAATTAAGAGAAGCTCTTATGAAATCAATGCAGATTCAATTTCTGTAACAGCATACTCATTGTCTAAGGATAAGCCTTCAGGCGATAACGATTTCCCTTCATACAAGACATACGCTGAGGTTCCATTCTAGTGGTATACTTTATTTATGGATGCCTATTTGGCTTTGCTGCTGGGTATGGCGTTGGATTGTTGATGGATAAGTGGGATAAAAAGATTAAAAATGACAGAGGATAAAAATACATTAGAGTTAATTAACTCTATAACTGAATTTAACGATCTTCATGAGTATATGAATGATGCTCAACTGGACAGAGCTTTAGCTGTCATAGTTAAACTATTGTTAAATCCAGATGTTCCTGCTGCAAAAGCTCCTCAGCTTATTATTGAACTTCAGGCTATGTCAACTAAGTTTGCCATGATGGCATCTTACTATTCAACAATAGCAAAGGATAAGGCTGGAACCATGAACAATAATAAGAAAAATATATATTACTCAGCAAAGGAGTCCATAGACAAACTTGTAGATGCACTTAAGTATGTCGTTAGGTATAATCTATAATGGGAAGAAATATAGTAAAGAACTTAAAGTTTAAAAAGCATACTGGAAAGTTCTTTGATCCAGAAGCATTTGCTGAACTGCTTGATGAGTCCTACAAAAATACCAAGAGGGCTGACGGAGAAATGACAAAGAAATCATTTAGCCCAAGCTCTCTTGGATATGGACACGGAACCTGCCCAAGGTACTGGTACATGGCATTTTCGGGTGCAGTATTCATTGACAATAACGATGCAGTTGCGGTTGCCAATATGGCACAAGGAACCCAGGCTCACGAAAGGCTTCAGAATCTAATAAAGACAATGCCTCAGTGGGTTGCAGAAGAAGAAGAAATTATTAATGAGTACCCGCCTATTCGTGGCTTTATTGATCTTATTATGGAGTACGATGGTGAGACTGTAATTGGTGAAATTAAAACTGCAAAGCAAGAAGTTTGGGATGCAAGGCAGGCAGAAATGAGCCCGTCTGCAAACCATCTCCTGCAGCTTTTAACTTATATGAAGCTAAAGGATGCAAAAGAAGGTTTCTTTTTATACGAAAATAAGAATACTCAGGAGATACTAATTATTCCAGTAGTTATGAATGATAAGAATAAAAAGATTATTGAGGATACATTTCTTTGGATGAGAGAGGTATGGGACAACTTTAAAGATGGCGACCTTCCTATGAAGCCAGAAGGAGCCACAAAAACTAAGATGCCCTGCACTTACTGCCCAATTAAAAAGCAGTGCTACTCTAAAGAAACTCCTACTGGAACAGTGCAGATTGAAAGATTTAAGGTGCCTTCTTTATGATATGTGCAAACTCAGACTGTCTTAACGATAAAGAGTTTACCCCAAAAACTCACAACCAAAAGTATTGTTCAGATGAATGTTGCAGGGTTGCAACAAACAAAAAAATCATGGAGAAATACTATGAAAAAAAAGCTATTCGTTCTGGACAAAAAAGGTATTGTAAGAAGTGTAAATCTAGTTTAAGTAGGTACAACTCTTCAACAATATGTGCGAAGTGTGAGAAAAGTATTTCTAATTCAGACAAAGAGAAAATATTAAGGATGCTAAATGACTCTGGCCAAATTAGCTAAAACAAAAGCCAACAGGGTTTTAGGAATAGATGCATCAACATCTTCAGTCGCTTTTTGCTTGCTAGAAAACAATAAGCCACTAAAGTGGGGAAAGATAAACATACTTGGCAATGACATATATGAAAAGATATATGACGCTAAAGTTAAAACCGCTATTATGCTAGATGAACTTAAGTCAGACTACATAGCAGTTGAGGGAGCGATACTTGTCAGATCACCAGATGCTGTGATAAAATTATCTTATGTGTATGGAGTTGTAATTGCTGAGTTGATGTCAACTGGAGCTAAAGTTATTACAATAAGCCCTTCGGCATGGCAGTCCCACATTGGAAATAAAAACCCAACTAAAGATGAAAAAGATGCAATTAGAATATTGAATCCAGGATACGCAGATTCGTGGTACAAAAACAAATTACGTAACATGAGAAAGCAGAGAACGGCAGATTATTTTAATAAGAAGTATGATTTAAACTTAGAAGATTTTGATGTCGCTGATAGTTTTGGCATTGCGTATTATGCTAATGAAGTGTTGACGAAGAGGTGAAATTGTACAAGAATAAAGACTGGCTACATAGAAGATATGTTATCCAAAGAAAAAGTATGGAAGAAATTGCTAGCGAATGTGGCGTAACTGTTATGACCATATATAGAGCCCTAAAAGAAAAAGGTTTAATTAAATGACCCTTACACCAGTTTTTGAAGACTCAAAGGAATTTAGATACGATGATTTATATTTACTTACAGTAGGTACAGAAGCTGGGAAAGAGATATTGTCAACCTGCCTTGAAATTGCTCACATGTTAATTAAAAAAAATATTGCCTATGGAAATTCTGCATTGGAGCCAGTTAGAATATTTTCAAAGGCGGGACCAAAAGAGCAGCTATATGTCCGTATTGATGATAAGCTTAATAGATTAATTAAGGGAACAGATTATCCAGGCGATAATGATATTGATGATCTAATTGGATACCTAATATTACTAAAGGTTGCTAAGGAATTTGCTATTTCAGTCGACTAGAAGTATAATAAAGTCATATGGAAATTGAACTAGCAGATCATTTTGATCGAATGAATAAAGTAGTTGAAGAACTACTTAGAGGAAATAACCCTACCCAAATTGCTACACTTACTGGCTTTAAAAGGGCAGAAGTTGTTGGGCTTATAGATGAGTGGAAGAATGTAGTCCACAACGACACATCAGCCCGTGAACGTGCTAAAGAGGCTATCTCTGGAGCTGATCAGCACTACGCTATGCTAATTAAAGAAGCATGGAAAACAGTTGAGGATGCAGATCAGGCTGGACAGCTTAGCGTTAAGTCTGGAGCTTTAAAGCTGATTGCCGACATTGAAGGAAAAAGAATTGGAATGCTTCAAGAGGTTGGCTTGCTTGACAATGCAGAGCTTGCTGGACAGATAGCAGAGTCTGAAAGAAAGCAAGAAGTTCTTGTGAAGATATTGAAGGAAGTAACTGCGTCATGTCCAAAGTGCAAAATGGAAGTAGCTAAGCGTTTATCTCAAATCACTGGAATAGTTGAGCCAATAGAAATAATTGAGGAAGTCAGTGGAGTTTGATTTTAATGATCTCATCGACATCTTGGATGGTGAAGAGTTTGATGAAAGGCCAGTTGACCTAAAAACTTTTGTAACAGACAAAAACTATTTAGGTTTGCCAGAATTATCTGATCATCAGTATACACTTATAGAAAAATCATCTCAGATATATAAAGAGTCAACTCTAATAAAGCTCTTTGGTGAAAGCGAAGGGTCTTTAAGATACAGACAAACCTGTAATGAAGTTGTAGCACAGTTAGGCAAGGGTAGCGGTAAGGATTACTGCTCCACCATATCTGTTGCGTATATAGTTTATTTACTATTGTGTTTGAAAGACCCAGCATCTTACTACGGCAAGCCGCCTGGAGACTCTATAGATATTATCAATATTGCTATTAACGCTCAGCAGGCAAACAACGTTTTCTTTAAGGGATTTAAAAATAGAGTAACACACTCACCTTGGTTTGCTGGAAAGTATTTTGAAAAAGCTTCTGAAATTAAGTTTGATAAAAATGTAACCGTGTACTCTGGTCACTCAGAAAGAGAAGCTTTTGAAGGGTACAACGTTTTGGTTGCAGTGCTCGATGAAATTTCTGGCTTTGCCTTAGACAGTACAAGCGGACACGATCAGGCAAAGACAGCTAGCGGAATATATGACATGTACAGGGCATCTGTAGACTCTCGTTTTCCAGACTACGGTAAAGTAATTCTTCTATCGTTCCCAAGATTTAAGAATGATTATATACAGCAAAGATATGATAATATTATTTCTGAAAAAGAAATCATATCTAGATCTCATAAGTTTAAGTTAGATCCAAACCTGCCAGACAATACTGTAGGAAATGAGTTTGAGATATTCTGGGATGAAGATCAAATTATTTCATATAAGTACCCTAAAGTTTATGCAATTCGTAGACCTACATGGGAAGTAAATCCAACCAGAAGTATTGAGGATTTTAAAATTGCTTTTTACCGAGATGTTACAGATGCTCTAGGAAGATTTGCATGTATGCCACCAGAAGCAATTGATGCTTTTTTTAAGTCACGTGAAAAAATTGAAATGGCTTTTAATGATCTATCAATAGCTGTAGATGGCTTCGGTAGATTTGAAGAGTGGTTTGTTCCTCAAGACGATAAAGAATACTTTATTCATGTTGACTTAGCTCAAAAGCATGACCATTGCGCTGTATCAATGGCTCATGTTGAAAAGTGGGTTAGTGTAAAGGTAACAGACACATACTCTCAGCCAGCTCCAATCGTAAAGGTTGATGCTGTTATGTATTGGACTCCAACATCAGACAAGTCTGTAGACTTTACTGAGGTTAGAGATTACATTCTTTCTCTTAGGTCCAGGGGCTTTAACATTAGGCTTTGTACATTCGATAGGTGGAACTCCCACGACATGATGCAGCAGCTAAGGCAGTATGGAATAAGTACAGAAACTTTATCAGTAGCTAAAAAACACTATGATGATATGGCTATGGTTGTAATGGAAGAAAGATTAAACGGTCCACACATACCGCTTCTAGTTGATGAATTATTAGAGTTAAGAATTATGAGGGACAAGGTAGATCACCCAAGAAAAGGATCTAAAGACTTAGCCGATGCTGTATGCGGGTCAATATATAATGCTATTAGCATGACAAGGACGGCGTTTGGAGATATCGAAGTACATGATTATTCATCTGTAAGAAAACAGTATAGAGAATCAATATCTGCAGAGTCACCTAATTTAATCAAAGCACCATCAGCAATGCCAAAAGATCTTTCTGATGCACTAAGTGGAATGGAAATAGTATGAGTATATATCAAGAAAAGGCTAAAGAATGTAAGTGCTGCAGTAAGCATGTGCCTCTTCCTACAAGATTAAAGGAGTATGAAGGAGTAATGGTTTGCCCAACTACATTTGACAACATACATGAATACAAAAGGGTATGGGCGGATATAGGAAAAAGACCACCAGGAAGTATAAGAAAACATTTTTCTGAGTATGTTCAGCAAATAGTTGAGCAGTCTATTGACAAAAACAATAATAAAATACTATAATTCAACTAGGCAACAATAGCTTAGTTGGTTAAAGCCCCGAACTCATAATTCGGTAATCGTAGGTTCAAGTCCTACTTGTTGCACAGGGGGTAACATGTTTAATGATTTTGACGAAGAAGAAATGATGAATAAGATACAGCACTATATTGAAATAGGCGCAATAAGGGTTGCTGGGTTTACTGAAGATGGAGAGGCCATATTCGAGCTAAATGAAGATACTACTAAGGATTTGGCTCCAGAACTCTGGGAAGCACACGAACAGTATATCGATGCAGAACTATTAGATTTATTAGACAATGATTTAATGCAGGTTGAATACGATGAAAATCTAAATGCCACATTTAATTTTACATTAGAGGGGTACGAGATTGCTAAAAGTAAAGGTATTATACCTTTAGACACTATTGAAGATTTTGATCTTTAATAGTATAATTTATTTATACCTCTGTAGCTCAGAGGAAGAGCAACAGACTTCTAATCTGTTGGCCGCTGGTTCGAATCCAGCCAGGGGTGCGATATGAAATATCATCACTTATACACAAGGAGAAAAATGAAAACAGTAGGAGATAAGTTAGGAAATTTTGCAGTCACTGGTGTTAAGCCAGGAGCTTTGTCATATGAAGATTCCTCTTTCGAGGTAATCACGCAGGATTCGTTCCCAGGTAAATGGAAGATTATTGCATTTTATCCAAAAGATTTTACATTTGTATGCCCAACAGAAATTGTTGCTTATGATGCTTTAGTTAATGACTTTAACGATAGAGATGCTGTCTTAATGACTGGATCAGTGGACAATGAGTTCTGTAAGATTGCTTGGAGAAATGCCCACGAGGATCTAAAAAAGACTAATTCATGGTCATTTGCAGATACTGCACACCATTTGGCTAATGATCTCGGAGTTCACCATTCTTCTGGTGTAACTTACCGTGCCACATTTATTATTGATCCAGACAATATTATTCAGCATGTTACAGTAAACAACCTAGATGTAGGTAGAAACCCAGATGAAACTCTTCGTGTACTAGATGCTTTGCAAACAGGAGAGCTTTGTGCATGTAATCGATCACTAGGTGGAGAAACTTTGTAATGTTATGGGTTGACCAGCTAAAAGATTCCTTGCCAGAGTATGCTAAAGACATTAAGTTAAACCTAGATGCTGTAATCAACAGGTCAACTATTGATCCAGAGCATGCAACATACCTTTCTATTGCTGCAGCATTTGCAACTGGAAATTCTAAGCTGCTTGCATTTATTACTGCAAGCGCTACTGATGAAGTTGAAAAAAATGCAGCTTTAACAGCTGGTGCTATCATGGCACAAAACAATGTTTGGTATCCATTCATTGAAATGGCAGATGACCCAAACCTAAAGGGGTTGCCAGCACAGCTAAGAATGAATGCTATTTCTTCTCATGGTGGCACAACAAAGGGTAAGTTTGAAGCTTACTCTTTAGCATCATCAATTATTGGCAAATGTCATTTTTGTGTTAAGGCACATTATGAAACATTGAAAGAAGAAGGCTATACGGTTGAGCAGTTGCGTGATATCGGAAGAATTGCAGCAACAATTAATGCACTAGCAAAAATTCTTTCGGCTTAGGATAAGTCCTTGGTATGACTTAAAACTACCAGCTTTGCCCTATAGCTCAGTTGGTAGAGCGTCGAACTGTTAATTCGAATGTCCCTGGATCGAGGCCAGGTGGGGCAGCGTTCCTATAGCTCAGTTGGTAGAGCAGCAGACTTTTAATCTGCGGGTCGATGGTTCGAGACCATCTGGGGACACTGTATTAAAAAGGGGAAAGAATGAAAAAAGATACAAGCACTAGGTCAATATGCTTTGATGACATACTGCTTGTCCCTAAAAAATCTAACATAGTAACAAGGGGCAGCATAAATCTAGATACTGTAATTGGTAATCCAATCAGGCCAAAATCTTTTATACACTTAAGGTCTCCTATTATTATGGCACCTATGGATTTTATTACAAGTGATTCTATGATAGAAAAGGTTACATCATTTGGTGGGCTAGCCATACTTCCTAGATATACTAATTTTGAAGAAAGAATAGCAAGGTTAAAATCGATATTACCTAAAGTTGACAACAGTCTTATTGGATTTGCTATATCTATTGAAGAGTCAAAAAATAAAAGCTGCGTAGAACTACTAGGTAAACTTGGCATAAAGGTTTTGCTTTTAGAAGTAGCTTTAGGACATTTAGAAATTGTTGTTAACGCAGTAAAGGAACTTAGACTGTTAGTAGGCTCTGGTGTACATATTATGTGTGGCAATGTTTCTTCTTATGAGGCTTATAAAGATCTGATGGATGCTGGCGCAGACTCAGTAAGAGTTGGAATTGGCGGAGGCGCTGCATGTACAACTAGAATGGTCACAGGGTTTGGAGTTCCAGTTTTATCATCAGTTATGGATTGCTATGAAAATATAAATTCTTCTGAAGTAAATGGAATAATATCAGATGGTGGAATTAAAAACAATGGAGATGTAGCAAAGGCTTTAGCTGCTGGAGCTTCGGCTGTAATGATGGGATCATTTTTTTCTGGGCATGATGAGTGTGATACAGACAAAAATGGCAGACATGTGTTTAGAGGCTCTGCTTCATTAGAAGTTCAAAAAGATAATAACGAAGAGCTTACAAAAGATTTAAAAAATTTATATGTTGAGGGCGTATCAGGCTTTGTTTCATCTAAAGGATCAATAGAGTACTCATTAAATATGTTAGTAAATAATGTAAAGAGTGCTTTGTCTTATTCTGGATCAGAAAATTTAATGGAGTTTAGAAAAAACTCAACATATATTGAGGTTTCATCAATGTCTAATTTAGAGTCTATAAACAGAGTTTAAACGATATTGTTATTTTAATTTGATATGATACAATTGGTATCTATCGCAAAGGGTTAGGGAAATAAATGATTATACAGATTATAGGCCTTCCAGGCTCAGGGAAAACTGAATTAGCCAAAGCACTAAAGGAACGCATAAATGCTATTCATCTTAATGCAGATGAGGTACGTGCAACAGTAAACTCTGATTTAAGCTTTACTCCAGAAGACAGAATTGAACAAGCAAGACGCATGGGTGAGATGGCTCGACTAATTGCCAAGCAAGGTGTTGCGCCCGTAATTGTTGACTTTGTATGTCCAACTGAAATAACTCGTGCAGCATTCGGTAAGCCAGACATCCTTGTATTCATGGACACTTTAGCAGAAGGACGCTTCGAAGACACTAATAAAATATTTGAGCGACCAGATAAATTTGATGTATCCTTTATTAGTCATAACCTTAATGCAGATGCAAAGGCCTCACATATTATTGAAAAATTCAGATTGCATGATTGGTCAGCTCCAACCACATTGATGCTGGGTAGGTACCAGCCTTGGCACGAAGGCCACCACGCTCTTTATAAAGAGGCGGGTAAGAGAACAGACCAGGTACTACTTGGAGTACGTAATACATACAACACAAGCGAGAAAGATCCACTTAAGTTTGATCAGGTAAAAGAATATATTGCTAAGGATGAATTTATGGATGGTGCATTAGTACTAAGACTACCTAACATTACCAACATTGTATACGGTAGAGATGTAGGATATAAGATTGAACAAGTAGATTTAGGTGCAGATATTCATGCTATTTCTGCCACACAAAAGCGTAAAGAAATGGGACTTTAAATGTTAGAAAATGCTATTGCAGTTGTTGTTTCACTTATAGTTGCCGCTATTGCCGTCCACTTTGTTGACAAAAAATGGGGTGGATCTGATGACAGTAACCAGGGCTAGATCTTTTGCCAAGGCATTAAGTTATCGAATATGGGGAACGCTTTCCTCTGTTGCTGTTGCCTATGTTATTACAAGAAATGCTGGTCTTTCTGTAACTATTGCCTTTTGGGAAACGGTAGTTAAAATATTTATTTACTACGCACATGAGCGTGGATGGAACTATATACAATGGGGAAGAAAATAGTGCCAAAAACAGTAGTAGTTGTTGGCGGCGGAACAGCAGGCTGGCTCACTGCACTTATGGCAAAAAGATCTCAACCTAATTTAAACATTACTGTTATAGAATCTAAAGAGATAGGTATACTAGGAGCTGGAGAGGGATCCACACCACACCTAAATACCTTGTTTGAATACCTTGGAATACCAATATCTGACTTGGTAAAAAATTGTGATGCAACAATAAAGAATGGTATTAAGTTTACAAATTGGAATAATGATGGGGGCTTCTTCTATCATGGATTTCCAGCAAAGGACATGTCTTTAGGCCCTAACTTTTCTAAATCCCCATTTGTAGCAAATAGCACACTTTTAACAATGAGTCTATTATTAAACAACGGATTAAAACAGGTGGACTTCACAGAAAAAATTTCAGAAGAAAACAAAGTTCCATTTGTATTTAAATCTCACAATGAAAACGATCCAACATTATCTTACGATAATATATCAAGTACTTCAATTCACTTTAATGCGTCTAAGCTTGCAAACAGATTGAAAGAGATTGGCCAAGAGCGAGGCATAAATGTAATTGATGGCATAATAAAAGAAGTTTTGTTGGATGATCAAGGAAATATTAAGTCTTTAGATTTAGAAAATGTTGGAGTTATAGATTGTGATTTTGTATTTGACTGTAGTGGATTTCACAGGTTAATTATTGGAAAAACATTTAATTCAAAGTGGAAAAGCTACAGCGACTTCCTTCCGTCAGATTCTGCTGTTCCATTTTTTATTGACGTAACAGATGATATTCCTCCGTACACAGAAGCAATAGCCATGAAGTACGGTTGGATGTGGAAGATACCTTTGCAAAATAGGTTTGGATGTGGGTACGTTTACGACTCTTCTTTAATATCTGAAGAACAAGCAGTAGAAGAGATAGAAAATTTTTTAGGGTATGTTCCAGCATATCCAAGAAAAGATAAAGGAGGATTTAAATTCTCCGCTGGGTACTTTGAAGAGCCGTGGATAAAAAATTGTGTTGCAGTAGGTTTATCAGCAAACTTTATCGAGCCACTTGAGGCCACATCTATTTGGGTTAGCATTATAGGACTCTCTCATATTTTTGGAACACCCGATTGGATTAATGGCGGGTCGGATGAAATAAGGAATCAGTTTAATAGCACTATAGCATCAATGAACGATGACATAGCTAGCTTTATATATTTCCACTATATGACTAAAAGAAAAGACACAGAGTTCTGGAAAAAATTTTCTTATGAAAATGCACCAGAAGATTTAAAGAAGCGAATTGATCTTTGGAGAAATAGACTTCCAAATAAAACTGATAATGGAGAAAGATGGAGCCCAAATAGTTGGTTTATTGTTGGATCATTTCAAGAAACAATTAACAAGTCTATAGCATCAATTTATATAGATGGTGAAGACGAGTATAGAAAAGGATTAGACTTGTACAATTATTTTGTTGGGTACCAAAAAAGCAGGGCTTCAAAATGCGTTAGCCACAATGAATTTTTGGAGTCTCTAAAATGAAATTTAGAACTGAATGGATAAATGCATTAAAAACAATGAGACATAGAAAGTATTGGGACAGACCTAATACTGTTGAATTCTTTGCTTTCATGACAAAGATATCTATTATATTTCCAGGCTTATTATTTGGTAAGCAATGGTGGTGGCTATATATATTTGCCCTAGTATCAAGCCTTGCGCTGATCTGGTCATCAACAGTAAAAACTCTCCCCACAATAATTTGGTTCAACATACTTTGGACAATACTTGCAGTGAGTGCTATAATTAAGTATTGGATATAAGGAGAGAATAATGTTTGAATACTATGTAAAAAAAGTCAGTAAAGTGGTAGATGGAGACACAATAGATGTCGATATCGATCTTGGATTTGATATTTCGTTTAGCTCTAGAGTTCGTCTTGCTGGTATAGACACTCCAGAAAGTCGTACTTCTGATAAAATGGAAAAGGCTTTAGGATTAGAAGCAAAGGCGTATTTAAAGAATGCAATTGATTCAGCTAAAACTGTTGTTATTAAAACAGAAAAAATGGACTCATCTGAAAAGTATGGTCGCATCTTGGGATGGGTTTTCTTAGACGGATCAGATAAATCTATTAACTATAAGATGATTGAAGACGGACATGCTTGGGGTTATATGGGAGAAACAAAAATTAAAGACTTTGATGCCTTAGCTAAGGCGAGGAAAAAAAGCGGTAAGTAATGCCTGTATACGAATACAAGTGCTCATATGATGAAGCACACGCTTTAATGTCAGTTAACAGATCAATTACAGAAGATGATCCAGGGTATACATGTATTGAATGTGAATCTGTTATGGTAAGACATTTCACCCCATTCGGTATACAATTTAAAGGCAATGGCTTTTATAAAACAGATAATGCAAGATAGGGTATAATTACTACATAGCAAATTTTGCTTGTAGGAGTTATAATTGACTAGGACTAAAGCATGGAGATTATCATTAGCCACCATTTTAATGTTTGGATGGGTATTTCTCACTCCTGCCCACGGAGATGATCCACTTAGCTTAGCCGCTCAAGAAATAGAAGAGCTTAATAGTAAAGTGTCTAATTTAGTTTATCAAGATGATTTTATAGATCTTATAGACATAGCAGAAAATAAATTTACATATGCAAAAAATGCTATGGAGCTTAAAGACGATGCATATGATGCCTACGATGATGCAGTAGATGCAGAATCCGCAGCACTGGAAGCTAAAAACCTTGCTCAGTCAAATGTAGATGGCCAGACAGTCACAGTAGCCTTGGCCCTTGAACATAAAGACAACGCTCTTGAAGAAAAGAATGATGCTCAAGATGCACTCAGCATAGCCAATATTAATGTTCAAACTACTCAATCAAGTATGCAAAGTGCTGGAGGAACAGGTTTGGCATACACTGTTTATACTCTTGTTAGGCAGGGTAATGTTGCTACCCCAGGATCTGTTCTTTGTTCTGGCACCTGGAACTCAAGCCATATGAGTCTTCCAGTGTGCGGAAATAGATATGAAAACCTTATAGTTAAATTTACTGGACAGATAACAGTCCCTTCATGGTTTACACAAACCTACTTTGCAGGATATACGGATGATGGTTTTAGAATGTATGTTGACGGGCAACTTGCTGTTGATAACTGGGTAGAGCAAGGGACAACTTGGAGCGATTACTCTCCCGTATATGATGTTAGTGAAGACAAAACTTTAGATGTAGAAATATGGTGGTATAACGGTGGAGGACCAGGTTCCTATCATCTTGGCTGGGCTATACCTGGTGGATGGACTGGAGCAGGATGTGATTATGCTGGAAATCCAAGAGTCTGGGGACAAAATTTTAGTTGTAATCTTAATACATTTTCTTCTGGATCAGGACCAACTCAAGCACAGATAAATGCTTACAATGATGCTGTTGCAGGACAGGCTATAGCACAAACAAACTATAATAATAAATTAGCAGTATATAATGACAAACTAAATGTTTATAATCAAGAAGTTCAAGCCTTACAAAATCTCACATCAAACCTTACAACAGCAAGACAAAACCTAACAATTGCACAACAAAACCTAACATCTGCTTTAGAATTAAAAAATAATAGAATAAACACATATGATCAATCTATAATTGATTTAAATTCTGCTATTGAAGACGCATGGACTTATTATTTTGAACAGTCTGAAAGAGAATTAAACGCTGCAATTGCACAAGCCGCAGCCAATGCTGCAGCAAATCAGACTACACCAGAGCCAAGTCCAGAGCCCACACCTGAGCCTACAGACGAGCCCACACCTGAGCCTACAGACGAGCCCACACCTGAGCCTACAGACGATCCCACACCTGAGCCTACAGACGAGCCCACACCTGAGCCTACAGACGAGCCCACACCTGAGCCTACAGACGAGCCCACACCTGAGCCTACAGACGAT